AATTGATGTACCTGAAAGGTCAGTTATAGCAAAATTGAGCTCACTGGGAGTTTATGAGAAAAAAACTTATGTAAACAAGCGTGGCGAGCTGCCGGTGAAAAAATCCGAGCATATTGAACGCATTGCAGAGCTGTTGGACGTAAATTCGGAAGTATTGGAAAGCTTGGAGAAGGTAAACAAGCAGGTACTTAAGTTAATTGAACTTAAATTGACCGAATCTGACCCTAAATCGGAATAATTTGACATAATTTCGCTTAAATAGACTTAAGCCCCCTTAGTTTGACACTTTGGGGGCTTTTTTGCGCGTGCGAACAATTGCTGCAGTTTAGGGTCAGAATCTAGAAAATCCACTTGACAAACTAGGTCCAGCACTGGTAAAATGGCGCAGGCACGTCCAAATTTTTCATGGTGATTCGCACAGACAAAACAAAGCCCCTGCGCACACATAGGTGGAGGGGCTTTGAACTGCGCTAGTTTTTTGCTCTAACAGGATTTATAGAACTACCAAACCTGACCCTAAACCGTCACAAGCCTTAGCCAGGTAGTTAATCTGGAGTCTGCTATCGAGTAGGGGAGACTAATAGGTTGTCGCATTTGCTAGCGGTTTAATGCAGTTGTCTCTGGTTGGATATATTTTTTGCACCCTCCGCAACTTAGGGTCATGTTCGTGGGGTATAGGCGTGACACGGTGCCTTGAACTAATATAGATACAACCGCCGTTGCATCGTGGTCCAGACCTCCAGGTGTTGCTAGTGGATATTAATCGAACACTAGCACCGCGCTCCTGGAAGTTTCGCCCAACTTGCATGGGCTCATCAGTGGAATAGGGAGGCGACCGCTAGAGACTTCCTCGGTCATTAAGATGCTATCCCTTAGGCGGGACTCATATCACCAATTTATATAATAATTATACACTAAAAGTGGACAATAATCAAGTAAATAAAAACAGTCGTTGCAACTAGACTACCTTACGAAATGGACTTCTGGTTTTTGTCAAGGGTTGAGTAAGTGTTCTTGTGCGTGCGGGCGGCAGCTTGCGCTGTCATTCATTAAGCCCTTCCCGACTGTTTATAGAATAATTATACATGAAAAAGGGTCAGTAATCAAGTGAAAATTTTCTGACCCTAAGTTCGATCAACCACGCAGGTGTTGCAACAACACTTCCAAGACTTCGTGATTGGCTTTTTCCAAGCTGTCAAAGGTTTCAGGAGCAACGCCAATGCGGTTGGCAATTGCATCCACCAGCTCGGCTTTCTTAACACGAGCCACAGTGGTTTTGCTCTTGGCTTGGTACACGCCCTCACGGCTCAATTTTGCCACGATGCTTCGAGTAGATTTGCCCAGCTGGGTGGCCAGTGCTTCTACAGTTGCGCCCGCTTGGTAGCCGGCAACGAGAGCTGCGGTTTGCTCGGGGGTGTAGTTGGTTTTCGTAGCTTCAGTCATCATATGTCCTTTCAATTGGTTTCTGCGCTGTTTAAAGAATAATTATACTGTTAAAATGGAACATCGTCAAATTCAAAAATTTCGCGGTGTGCGTTGGTATCTGCCAAAATTTCTGATACTTCTGCGTCCACAAATTCCGTGTACCAGGCTTCCTGGTCCATGCGGAAAAAATCATTGTCTGTCATGTGCCATTCCTTCTAATCAATAAATAAATTATACAGAATTCAAAAAACTTTTTCAAATCCAAAATTTTGAATTTGCACTTGGTCTCACGCCCAGAAAAATTCACTTGACACATATTGCTTTCGCACTGTATAATGGGCGCGGCGGAACCCCCAAGATTTTGCACTTGTCAAGGTTTTCCACTGGCGCAGCCAAAATGGATGCGTTTTTGGTATGGTGGCACGCAAATAAGAATCATTCGCATTTGGTAGCGTAATGAGAATCGTTCTCATTTGGAGTTGGCACGGAAGTTGCTAATAGCAAGAATCATGCCAGGTGCCGTGGCGCAAGAATCGTGCCAACCTAGGTGTTGTTTTTTGCCAACATCAGGGAAAGTACCTATTGACACGCTCCCAAAATTTATGTTATAATTTTGGCGCCAATAACCCTACTGGCGGTAGGGTTATTAAGCGAAAAAAATCGGGCTTGCGCCCGATTAAAAATGCCACGGGGATTTTAACCCCGATTCCCGATTATGTAATCGGATATTAAATATTATATGATGGCATTTTATTTAAATTGGCTTTGAATTTGCCAATGCTTCGAAAATAACCCGCAAAGCATTTTTATTTGCTTTAGTTAATGATTCAATATCATTTTCGGGCATTTTCAAAATCGCACCGATTGCATCGGCATGAGCGTCTTTTTTAATTACCGATTCGCCAGTTTTGGTTTTATATTCTTTTGCAATATAAACCTTTTCGCGTGACAATTTAGCCACAACAGAACGAACAGTTTTACCGAGATTATCGGCAATAGTTTCAACAGAAACACCCGATTGATAATCGGAAACCATTTTGAGCGTTTGCTCTGGAGTATAATTTACAGTTTTGGAAGCCATTTTCTAACCCTTTCAAGATTGTTTAAAAATTAAATTATAGCAGATTTTCCAGAATTGTCAATAACCTATTTTTTGTGGGGTTATTCCGTTTTCCGTTTTTTCCCTGCTAAGGCTACATTGTACCACAAAATTTTGTTGTTTTTTAAACACACACGAAAAATAAGTTATACGAAAAAACTTGACACGGGCCAAAATTATATGATATAATTTTGGCGCAAAATTTGAATACCTGAGTATTCAAATTTTATTTAAACAAAAGCATTATAAATGCCGATTAAATTTGCGATAAAAAATGTACCATTTAAAACGCCCAAGGCTTTATCTTTGCGAATAATAGAAACAAAAAGCCAAGAAACCGAACCAATTAGAAAACAAAGGTATCCAATTTTGAAGAATTGCATTGCAACAGCAAAAGAACCAAAAATACTAGTTGCAGTGCCAAGCCAAGAAACAAAAGTAATCATTTTCTCAAAATCTCCATTGAGTGATATTTTTCGGGTTTAAGCCCATATTGTAGCATAAGATTTTGCCAATTTCTACCATGCCCACAACTTTTTTCTGATTCTCCGAATAGGTCAAAATCGGCTTGGTGAATAATCTCATGAGGCAAAATTTGTGCAAACATTTGTTTGCGGTATTCTGCCGAATGTAAGAAAAATTTATAACCTAATTTTACAATGCGGGTTTCTTGGTGACACATTCCAGCCGAACGCCACAATCTAGCACACAAAGTAATTACAGGCGGATTAAATTTGCATAGTTTTGGTTGCAATTCGCAAAGCGAATCCCAAATCATAGCGGTTTCACGCTCTAGCAAGGTCTGAAGTGTTTTTCTATCCATACGCAAATTATACCCGAAAAAAGCCCAAAACAGTGTTGTTTTTTAAACACACACAAAAAATAAGTTATTCGAAAATGCTTGACACCGCCGCCAAAATTATGATATAATTTTGGCGCCCCAAAAGTAATACTTTTGTTTTCAATTTTTTCTGAAAACCAAAGTATTACAGTATTATTTTTTCGGGAATAATTTAAAATAAATAATAACCGATAAAAATATTATATTTGCCGAATAATTAATTAATAATGGCAAATCCATTTTGGGCAATATATAAATAAATGTGAATATCTCGCCCCAAAACCATAAACCAATAAATCCCCAAGTTAATCCCTCAGATGATTTTGTTTTAAATGATTCTATGGCTTGCGGTAATCCGCATATTGCCAACATAATCGAACCAATATAACCTAGAGTTTCCATTTTATTATAATCGGGGTTATTAGCCCCGATTATCTCATTTTGCAATAAAGTGATCTTTTACTTGAAAATCTTGCCAAGCATAAGGCTTGATATTATCTCGCCAATTACGCTTTTTAATAATATGCGAGAGAATCGGCAATTCAAAATCTCGGGCATCTTCTAATGCGGTATGAGGTTCAATAATAATATTATTATTAATAAAACCGCATACAATCTCGGCATTTGTTTTGAATGTCATATTACCATTTTTAGTGGTATTATTAAATGCGTGATTATCAAGGGCAAATTGTTTAAATGCTTTTTTATTGCAAATATTACCGATTGATGCTTGCCACAAACAAAAGCGATTATTAAAACCCGATAAATCAATACCAGTATTTGCACATTTTGACAAATCAAAAGCAAGATTATATGCAGTTAATGAGGGATTATATTTGCCAATGGCTTGATTAATCCATTTATTAATTGCATTTACTGATGCAAGCATACGCACGCCAGATTCTAGCATTGCATTATAACCCGCTTTGCGTTTTTCCAAACCCGCATAACCCCAAATATCATTTGCGTTTTTATCGTGGAATAATTCCATTGTGTTATAATGTCCAGCGACCAAAACCGCGCATTGATTATAAATGCGACCCTCACGATCACAAATCACAATGGCAAAATCTGCCACAGTGTCATTAATGGTTGTCTCAGTGTCGAGAATTGCAAAAAACTGTTTTTTAGCCATTGTGTGCTTTGTGTGTTGTTGAAGTCTAGATTATACCCGAAAAAATCGCCCCATGCACAAAAATTTTAAAAATATTTTTTTGTTGTATTTATGCAAATTAGGGGTTTTCCCTATTGACACGCCCCAATTTTATATGATAAAATTGGCGCCTCAAATTGGAAACAAAAGTATTCATTTCCAATTTGAAAACAAAAGGCTTAATGCCCTTGTTTGCTTGGGACATATACGCCCCGAATATTAAAACGATCACAAACCGCTTTCAAATAATTTACATTATCCTCATAAAATGTAAATTCAGCATCTTTGAAATTATTTAAATTAAAGAATTTAGTTAATCCATTAATTTTTAATGTACCGCCCGAAATAGAATCACCATCTTTGCGAGAAATAATATAATCGGGTTCGCCTAGAATATCATTAATAAATGTATAATCAGCGGTACGCAAAACACGGGCAGTAGCAATAATGACATAACAATTTTCATCTCGCAAATCTTTTTTATATTGTTCTGCAAGTGGCAATAATGAATCATCCATTGCCCTATATTCATTTTCACGCCAATAACCCAAGTCGATACGCTCGCCATTGGAATCAATAATTGTGCGATAGCGATGCAAACTGCAAACGATTGTGCCGTCCATGTCATAAATTGAAACCCTTGTAATTTTAGCCATTTAGATCATTCCTTGTTGTCAATGATGTGATTATACACGAAAAAACGCCTATGCAACAAAAATTTTGCAAATTTGCAAAAATACAACATTAGGGAAAACCCCTAGCAAAAAATCCTTGACACGCCCCAATTTTATGTGATAAAATTGGCGCCTCAAAAAGTAATACATTTGTTTTCAATTTTTTCTGAAAACAAAAGTATTAAATTTAATCAACCTGAATATCTACAATTTTGCTATCACGCAAAATAAAATACATATCAACCAAACCCATGCTAACCCAAACGCAATTATTGCCATTTCGCATAGCGTAAGGCTTACCCGAATATTTAGTATCCATGTAATTTTTTACAATGTCAAAATCAGTCATTTTGTAAACCATTTCAAAAGTGAAATTTTAGCATAAACAAACACAGCAAAAGCAATCGCCCAAAAAATAAATTCTAGCATTTTTAATCCTCAATCATTGGCAAATCAGAACCCCAACCCTCAGCAATTTTTTGCTCAGGTGTCATATTATCAATGAATTTGCATAAACTGTCAAATTCTTTTTGCAAAAATTCTCTAGAATCCCATTCTTGTTGGGTGAAGTGTCGGGGACGCATCCCATGCACATCTTTGTAAAAATCCCAAATTGTGGATTGCATTTGTTGAATTGTTGTAAATTCGTTAAACATTTTATTCCTCAGAAAAGAATTGTTCCAATGCGCCCATGTATTCAGCCATGTTTGCAAATTGCAAACCATGACGATCACAGAAGCGATGAAATCGGCTAATTTGTTGTTCAGTGTATTTTGTTTTCATGTGTTTATTATATCAAATTTTCAGCAAAAAAGTCAAGTGTGTAAAAATACAACATAGGGATAAACACCTATTGACACGCTCCCAATTATACAAGTATAATTGGCGCCTGTTGCGTTTTCGCAACAGTCTTTTGTTTTCAATTTTTGTCAACGCCCTTGATATAAATATCCTGCAAATCAAAGTATTCATTCATTTTTATAGCCCATTTTTTAAAATGTTTTCCGTGAATTTCAGCTTTAGAATTTTCTTCTTGCCATGCGTGAATAAGCTCATGCGCTAACAAGACCTCAAAAGACCTACCAGACTCCCGAGTGTAAATTGTAATCCTATGCTCTAGCAGTTTGCCAGTCTTATCGGAATAGTGGGGCAAATAAAGCCCATCATAGTGTTTATTTTTGCGTGTGTTTATACGCACAACAACAGGCTTTTTCAAGCCCAAAAATTTAGTGAAATCATTTAGTGTTTGCATGAGTGTATTATAGCACAAAAAAGAGTAGGGGCATAAAGCCCCTACAATCTATCAGGCTTTTTCAGCCTTGATAAATTCTGCAATCTTAGCGAGTGCAGTCTTATTCGCTTTGGTCAGCGAATCAGCATCAGCCTCAGTCAAGCCCAATGCTTGAGCGATGAAGTCTGCGAATTCATCCTTCTTCACAACAGCTTCACCAGTCTTAGTGGTGTAAGTCTTAGCTACATAAACTTTCTCACGCGAAAGTTTAGCAACAACAGAGCGAACAGATTTACCCAAAGCCTCAGCGATGGATTCAACAGTTCTGCCAGCTTGGTAGTCGGCAACCATGCGAGCAGTTTGCTCGGCAGTATAGTTTACAGTTTTTGCAGTCATTTAAAAATCTCCTGAAAGGTCAAGGGTTGAAAGAAAGGTTATTATATCATGGTTTCATGTTGTAAAGATAAAACCACAATGGGGCAAAGGTTATTGCAACAAAGAGTGTAGCTTGTGCTAGGTCAATCATTAGTTGTTTCATAGTGTTCCTTGTCATCATGTGTTCTATTATACACGCAAAACAAAAGAAAAACAAGTGTGTGCATAAATACAACATAGGGATAAATACCTATTGACACGGGGGCATCACCTATGCTAGGGGCGGTTATTAGACCATAGTTTTGCCACACGCTACTGGACCCACCCACAGGCGGCCTATATGGGATTTTTTGGAAAGAGCTTACGGTGCGTATGAAATCCACGCACAGCGTGACCCTAAATTGCCCCAAAACACCCCAATTGCCCAAACCTACCCCCGCATAAAATTTCAACTTGCCACACCGCCCCTAACCAGTATATAATTACACAAAAGGATACCACCATGACTCAAAACCTACCTGCCGAAACTGTTCGAATTGCCCCGGAAGCACTAGAAGTAGCCAATTGCTACCTACAATTAAATGACCCACGTGCTGTCGCATCGGAACTTGATCTTGATGTTGAAACGGTCACCGAATACCTAAAACGCCGTGAGGTCAAGGCATATATTGATAGTGTATTTTTTGATTCAGGCTACAACAACCGATTTTTAATGCGACGTGCCATGGACGCCCTTATCAAGCAAAAGTTTCAAGAACTTGAGGAAGCTGGAGCCGGGTCGCAAAAAGACATTGCTGAACTACTTGCACTATCGCATAAAATGTCAATGGACTTGCTGGACAAAGAAATTCAGTTAGAAAAGATTCGTAGTGGCACTGGACCACAAAAGCAAGTAAATGTGCAAATCAATGAGGGTCTAGATGGGTCAAAGTATTCTAAGCTTGTACAGCAATTGATTACCGGAGAAGGCATATGAAAAAATTCTTAGTGCTAGTACTGTTATTTGCTTGTGTGTCAGCCAATGCACAACATCGTGCATACTATCCGCACGGCTACTATCGCCCATACCATGACCACTTACATTGGGTTTTGCCAGCAGTTGTAGGCGGTGTAGTTGTTTATGAAATGACAAAACCACCAGTTATAGTGCAGCAGCCCGTAGTTATTCAACCACCCCTAGAACTTAACTGCTCCCCTTGGCGTGAAATACAAACCCCCGATGGTAAAATTTACCGCGAAAGAACCTGTACCCAATAATGCTAACTATTTCTCGCCCAGAAGTTGAGTGTGATGCAATTGTGGAGTTTAAGCCCACTGAGCGTTTTATTAAACTACCAATCGTCAACTACCTAAAATTACTGGACATTTATGATACCATAAATCGTCCACAGGTTGCCTTAATCAACGCAGTCAATGACCCCAAGTACCGCTTTATTTGTGCCGCGCTAGCGCGTCGTTTAGGCAAAACCTACATAGCCAATATTATTGGCCAATTAGTGACCCTTGTGCCTGGGTCAAATGTATTAATCATGTCGCCCAACTATAACCTATCGGGAATTTCGTTTGAACTGCAACGCAGATTGATCAAACATTTTGACTTAGAAGTTGCACGTGATAACCTAAAAGACAAGATTATTGAATTAGAAAATGGATCAACCATTCGCATGGGTTCGATTTCAACAGTTGACTCTTGCGTTGGCCGATCATATGACCTAATCATCTTTGACGAAGCTGCACTTGGTGATGACGGTGAAGCAGCCTTTAACGTTGCGCTACGTCCCACACTTGACAAGCCCAATTCAAAGGCTATTTTTATTTCAACACCTCGCGGTCGCAACAATTGGTTCTCCAGCTTTTACAACCGTGGGTTTGATGACAACTTTCCTGAATGGGTATCGCTACAAGCCGACTACACAGAAAACACTCGCATGGCTGAATCCGATGTAGCAGAAGCACGCCGTGCTATGTCAAAGGCCGAATTTGAACAAGAATATCTTGCATCATTCACAGTGTTTGAGGGTCAAATTTATGCACTATCGGAAGCATCGGTTGAAACCATGCCAGAGTCGGTTCGCGGCGAAGCCATTGCTGGTTGCGATCCTGGATACCGCGATGCAACCGCATTTGTGGTAATTGTCTACGACTTTGCTGCAGACGTTTTCTGGATTGTGGATGAATACTTGGAAGCTGAACGTACTACTGCCCAACACGCAGCCGAGTTTCAACAGCTTTGTTCTCGCTGGGGTGTTGAGGTTATTTTTATTGACTCGGCCGCAGCACAATTTGCCAGCGACCTGGCTTATCAGTATGATTTGTCAACCACCAAAGCCAAAAAAGATGTGTTACCCGGAATCGCCTATGTGCAAACACTGGTAGCGCAAGGAAGGTTGAAGATTGCCCCACATTGCCAAAACGTACTGGCCATGTTTGATCAGTATCGCTGGGATCAGCGTGAGGGACTACAACGGGAACGCCCACTGCACGATGAATATTCGCACATGGCCGATGCTGTTAGATACGCACTTTATACGTACACAGTCTAGGTAAGGAAAATATTACCTTGACATTTTTCTGCTATTAGAGTATAATACTAGTAATTGCAACAAGCATGCTTAGAAAAAGTTCTGGGTGCAAAGGATAACAATGACAAAAGACCAATACTCACAAATACTTAAAGTTGCATTTGCATCTGAATTCGCTTTTTACTTAAAGTCTGCTAATTTTCACTGGAATGTAGAAGGTTCAGACTTTTACGAGTTTCACTTACTATTTGAAAGAATCTATACTGAAGTGTATGGATCTATTGACACGTTTGCTGAAGAACTACGTGCCGCTCAAATTTACGCACCTGCAAGTTTAACTCAAATGAACGAACTAAGTGAAGTAAAAGATGAAACCAATCAGCCAGACGCTCGCGGCATGGCTCAAGAATTGTTAATGGATTCTGATATGATGGCTGAAATGTTCCGTATGGCATTTGATGCAGCCGAAGCTATGGGTGACCATGGTTTATCAAACTTCTTGGCAGATCGTCAAGATGCTCACAAAGCCCATTCATGGATGTTGCGCTCAACATTAAAATAAATGGCAAAGAACACAAACAAACGGATACCAGTAAAATGGGTACGTGATCGAGCTAAAGCAGCTTACGAGAAACAAGACCACTGCTGTATCTGTGATACATCCAGTGATCTTGAATTGCATCACTTACATTCCGTTACCATACTGTTGGAAAAATGGGCTGAACGCAAAGGCTATGACATTTCTACCGATGATGGTATTCTAGCTGTGCGAGACGAGTTTATCGCAGAGCATCACGACGAGCTGTATGTGCAGGTTTACACCCTTTGTAATCCTCACCACGTTGCGCTTCATGGTGTTTATGGTAAAGCTCCAAAACCTGGTAGTGAACCTAAACAGGCTCGATGGATCGAGATACAGCGTGAAAAACATTTAAATGGTGGGCGTGCTATACCCAAAACAAGTTCAGGTAGTTTTTTCTCAGAATTTATCTAAAGGGAAACTATGAACTGGATTCAAAAAAGCACTAGCTGGGTACGCGAAAAATTAAACCCAGCACAAGAAAGAATTGCAAACTCTGAGGGTAGTCGGATTACAACTACTGCTAAGATTGGCTATCAAACAGCCTTTCAAAAGCTAGAATGTGTCAACCGCTCAGTTAACATGGTAGTATCCGCTTGCGCAAGCTTGGACTACGATGTAAAAGACAAAGTAAATGATGGAATTGTTGCTGGTATTCGCCAAAAGCAACTAAACACTTTATTAAACTTCAGACCTAACCCTTATCAGTCTGCCCAAGAATTTCGCATGGCGATTTTCCAAGACTTGATACTTGAAGGTAACGTATTCATACACTTTGACGGTGTATTTATGTATCACCTTCCTGCCATTAACGTACAAATTCAGCCAGATACTAAAACGTTTATCAAAGGCTACTTGTACCAAGGTTTGGTAGAGTTTAAAGAATCTGAAGTATTCCACTTTAAAGATATTAACTCTAAGTCTATCTATCGCGGTAGTTCTAGACTTGAGTCTGCAGATCAGTCGATTAATCTACTGTATGCAATGAAAGACTTTCAAGACAACTTCTTTGATAATGGAGCCGTATTTGGACTAGTATTAACTAGCGATAATACTCTTTCACAAGTTGCCAAAGAAAAAACCATTCAATATTGGTTACAAAGATATAGTGCCAAAGGCGGCGGTAAGCGCCCAGTTATTTTAGATAGCGGACTTAAGCCACACTCTATATCAAACACAAGTTTTAAAGACATGGATTTTGATCTTTCGATGAATACCCATGCTCAAACTATTATGCAAGCTATTGGCGTTCCACCAATCTTATTGGAAGGCGGAAACAATGCTAACATCAGCCCAAACTTAAGACTATTCTATTTAGAAACTGTAATGCCTATTGTTAGACGTTTTACGTCAGCACTAGAAAGATATTACGGTTACGATATAGAAGCAATCACAAGCTCAGTTTCCGCATTACAACCAGAATTAAAAGATATTGCTGCATACCACTCAACACTAGTTAATGCAGGAATTATTACTGCAAACGAAGCACGACAAGAATTACGTTATCCTGTTATTTCAGGTCATGACGATTTAAGAATACCAGCTAATATTGCTGGTTCGGCTGCTAACCCAGCTCAGGGAGGACGTCCCGCCTCCAATAAAGAATAACAAGGGGTAATATGGTAGATAAAAACAAGGTACTCACGCTTACGAGTACATTCACAAAAAGTAACGAACTACCTACCAAAAGCGATATTATTGAGTCAATCACTATCGAAGGGTACGCAAGTACTACTGATATTGACAGACACGGTGATGTTGTACCAGCCAGTGTTTGGGAAGCGGGTATGGAGAATTACTTGAAGAATCCAGTAATTCTAGCCTATCACGAACATTGCGAACCAATCGGTAGGATGGTGGAACACAGAATTGACGAAAAGGGATTATGGATCAAAGCCAGAATCTCGGCAGCAGCAGAGGATGTGTTCAATCTTGTAAAAGACGGCGTATTAACTGCATTTAGCATTGGCTTCCGCATCGTTGATGCAGAATACAATTCAGCTGCAGAGCTGTTTGTAGTAAAAGAACTGGAATTGCACGAAATCTCTGTTGTGTCAGTGCCAGCAAATCAAAATACAATTTTCAGTCTTTCTAAAGCATTTAATACTGCTGAAGAATTTAAATCTTTCAAAATGCAATTTGCACCCAAAAGCGAATCAGCTAAAGGGCTAGAATCCTCTACGGAAGCAAAGAGCGATATTAATAAGGAATGGAACATCATGGATCCAAAAGAATTAGAACAAATGTTGGCTAAGGCTGCTGCTTCAGCTGCTGAGCAAACTGCAAAAGCAATTGCTGACCAACAAGCAAAATCTGCTGCTGAAGAAGCCGCAAAACAAAAAGCACAAGCTGAATTTGACGAAAAAGTTAAAGCAGCTGTTATTAGCAGCGGTCAATCCGGTGCAGAAAAACTATTGGCTGAAGTTGAGAAGCGCCTAGCTGACCAACAAGAGTCAAGCAAGACAGTATTAGCTGGTCTAGAAGCTGCTCTAAAAGAGAAAGCTGCTGAGATCGAAGCAATCACTAAGTCTAAAATGTCTTTCCAAGACAGCAAAGACGGTATGTCTTATGCTGACAAAGAGAAGGCTGTTATGTTATCTAAGATGGCCGGTAAGTCTATCGACGGTACAAAACTAGGTCGTGAACTAGTACAAAAGTACGGTGCACACGTTCCTTCAGCCACATGGGAATTAGAAGTTTCTTTAAATCTAGAATCTGAAGTTCGTCGTCGTTTAGTTGTTGCTCCAATCTTCCGCAACATTGCTATGCAAACTAACGTAATGACAATTCCAGTAAATCCAGAAGCAGGTACTGCTACTTGGGTTACTAACGCTGACTTTGGCGCCGTTCCTGCTACTCTAGGTGCAGCTGGTGCTTCTGCTGGTAACACAGCTACTCACGCGCTAAAAGAGATTACTCTAAACGCATACAAACTAGCTACAAACGAGTACACAGCATACGAAGAAGAAGAAGATTCTTTAATTGCTTTAATGCCAATCATTCGTGATGGTATGATCCGTCGTGTTGCTCGCGCTGTTGACAAGGCATTCTTGTTAGGTGCTGGTTCTGGTTCTGACCCTGTTAAAGGTCTTTCTAACTGGGCTACTAACACCACTGCTACAGGTAACACAGTTGCCGCAGGTATGACAGTTGCTAAGATGCGTACTCTACGTCAAGGTCTTGGTGCATGGGGTCTAGATCCACAAGAAGTTATTTATATCGTTAACACCGATACATACTACCAATTACTAGAAGACACAGTGTTCCAAACTATGAACCAAGTTGGTACACAAGCTACATTACTAACTGGCCAGATCGGTCAAATCGGTGGTAGCCCAGTTCTAGTATCTGCAGAATTTGCTACTCCAGCTTCTGGCGTTGCAGGTGCAATCTGCTTGAACCCAGGTAACTTCATTGTTGGTAACCAACGCGGTCTACGCATTGATACACAAGAATTAGTTGAAACACAACGTCGTGTAATGGTAGCTAGCCTACGTACAGGTATGACACGTGTTACTACTAACCTAGGTAACGCTGTTACAGCACACAAGTACACAGCATCTTAATTAATTAAGTTGTTGATATTGACAGGGCTTTCGAGCCCTGTCTTTTAAGTGGATTCATCGAGTCTACTTAAAAGACAAGAGAGGTAAACATGGGATTAAATCTTACAAGCAAAGCAGACTATAAAGCCTATGCTGGAATTAAAAGTACTAACGAAGACGCTGCTATTGATTTTATCATTCCCAAAGTTTCGGACTTAGTTAAAAATTATTGCGGCAGAACTTTTGTAGATCATTGGGAAACACCCAAAACTGAAATTTTCAATGGCGGAGTAAAGAAATTTATTCTAGCGGAAACACCAATCGTAAATATTACTAGCGTTCAAGGAAGCACAGACTTTGGTCAAACTTGGACTGATTTAGAACAATATAAAGAGTGGGTTAAAGAAGACGATACAGTATTAAGTTTAAATGCTACTGGCTATTTCCCTAAATGGATTAGAGGCTATAAAGTAGTTTATACCGCAGGATACAATGATGTACCTGCAGATTTAGAAATGGCAGTTTTAGACTTAGTTACTTACTATCGTAGACATGATAGTGCAGTTCATAGTTCTAAGAACGTTGGTAGTAATACCGTACAGATTGAGTATATCTCAACTACTAGCCTACCAGCGCACATTCGACGTGTATTAGACTTATATAGAGCGGACTTTACATAATGGCATTTTATACAGCAACTTGGTTTAAACAATTAATTAAAGAAGATCATGCTGCTGTACAAACTTACCTAAATAAAAAAGGTAACGATCTTCGAGGATATATAGATAGTACTCTACCATTTAGTTTATGGTTAGATATTGATACTATTAGAAAAAATATCTTACAGCCAAATGCTAAAGCCATAGAAGAACTATGCGCTTTATTAAATGTGCAAGACCCTAATGTTTTTATTAAAGAACTAGATAATGCATATCAAAAAACAATTACAGAATACATAGATACTTTCCCACATATAGATTCTAAAGAACTTGCTGCAAAATTAGATACATTATCTGTAGCAATTGATCAGGGCGGTATTAAAGAAACTATACAAACATTGTTTAAACGAACAATGGTTGTAAAAGAACTTTCAAGAAAAAATAAAAGTGTACTACTAATAGCTCCTAAATTTACAACTATACAAAGTGATTTTGGTAAACGAGTTAAATCTAATTTTAACTACGACGCATTTTCAGACTACATTGATGAACAGCTACAAGATAGCCCTAAAAATTTAGTTAGAAAATACTTAGAGAAAAACTTTGGAACATTACAGAACTTAGGGCATATTGAGGTTGATGTACTATCAGCAACCAAAGGTTCTTCAGAAGTTAAACGTGGACTAGTAAGTCCAAGACTTTTGCAAGCATTATTAGAGTGGCCTAATCAATCAAAACCTGAAACATTAGCTAGAAAATTTTCCAAAGAAACTGGACAGGCTGAGACTAGGGTAGTTATCCGCAAAAGATATACTAACAGTAAGTTAGTACTAGAGATGCTAGTAGAATCAGGATTAATGATTGGTTCTCTAGAAAGTCAACAAGAAAATTTAAAGAAAGCCGTTAAAGAACGTGCTTTTAAAATAGGTAGTGCTCTTAGTAGACGCCTAGTAGAAGACAAAAATTTATTACTAGACTTAGTAACTTCTAAGAGTATAAAACAATATACTGTAGATAGCGTACTAAATGGATTAAAAACAGGTAGACGTTCTGCTCGATATGAGAGTGAGACTGCAATAGTTCAAACTACTCCTGTCACTATTGAAAAATCTACAATAAATTTTGAAAAGAAAGATACTCCTTCTACCCAAGTACCCCAATTACAGACAGTTAAAGGAACTAAATACTCGCTAGTTAGTCTTAAAAATTTAATTAACAGTCAGCTACAGGATGTAATTAGTGCTAAGATGGGTGACGGCAGTAGTAAAAGTGTACTTAACTATAGAACTGGCAGATTTGCTGCTAGTGCTAAAGTAGAGGATATAACTTTAAGTAGAGATGGTATGATTACAGCATATTATAATTATATGCGCAATCCGTACGGTACATTTTCCACAGGCGGAAAACAAGAGATACCAAGATCACGAGACCCTAAACTACTAATTTCCAGATCAATTCGAGAAATTGCTGCACAAAAGGTAGGAAATAGAATGAGAGCTGTATTGGTATGAGTAGAAGAACTTCAATAGTAAAAGCTATTGCTGATAAGATTAAGTTAGTCAATGGTACTGGTATCTACAAAACTAATCTATTTCAGAATAGTTACGCAAAATTAAAATTTTGGGACGAAGTAAACGATTTCCCTTGTGTGTACGTTACTCCAGGCTCTGAACAAAGACAGTACCTTCCAGGTAATTTTACTTGGGGATTTTTAGGTATTTGCATAAAAGTCTACTGTAAGGGAGACGATGCGCAAGAGCAGTTAGAATTATTATTGGCCGATATAGAGCATGTAATTGATGCAAACCGTCAATTAGTGTATGATTCCACAAATAGTTACGAAACTACTGAAATTTTAATACAAGAGATCACTACTGATGAGGGACTATTAGCTCCTTATGCAATTGGTGAAATAAACTTACAAGTTCGATACGAACTCGTATAACCTCATAACGCAAACCCAAACGCAGATAATAGTCTTGCTAGTGGTCTAAGTTATAAAAAATAAAGGATATGCCATGGCAGTTAATTTAATTCGTAATAGTAAGGTATACTTTACTACTAGTTTAAACTCCGATGGTTCTGTTAACTTTGCAGCTTGTGATGCTACTAACACTCAGGAACTACAAGTTCTTGATGGTATGAGTTTTTCACAAAACACAACAACAGAAACCGTTACCCTAAATGAAGCAGGTGCCGCACCTAGCCGCGGACAGCGTAGTTTTAATACTGCACTAAGTCCAGTTGATTTCTCATTTACAACATATATTCGCCCATACTACAATGAACTAGGTGCTAGCGATGCGCTAACAGCCGAAGAATCTGTACTATGGAACGCCTTAATGGGTGTTAACCCTATTGGCTCTGGTGGTGCATGGACAGCAACTACAAGTGCTAGTGCTCCAACAGCAGTTGCAGCATACTCAAAAACAAACTCTAACGTTCACCAACTACAGAAGTTTGCCCTAATTATCAACGTTGACGGTTTACAGTACATTATTGAAAATGCTGTTTTAAATACCGCAACTATTGATTTTGGCTTAGACGCTATTGCTTCCATTCAGTGGGCAGGTCAAGCAACTAAACTAACACAAGATAGTAGTGCTACTACAATTGCAGCCTACAAAGCTAAAAATACTGCAGCTAAGTTTATTGCTAATAAACTATCAGTAGTTACACTATTTGCTGGTATTAATGCTACCACAGGTACAAGCTATACAATTCCACTAACTGGTGGTCAGATTGTTCTAAGCAACAACGTTACATTCCTAACACCACAAAACTTGGGTATTGTTAACAAGCCAACCACATATTTCACTGGTACACGTGCTGTAAGTGGTAATATGACTGCTTATCTACGTGCAGGCGGTGGTGCTGGTAACTACACAGCAGAATTGCTAGATACATTACTAACAGGTAGCTCAACAGCGGTTGATACTAAGTACACATTGACAATTAAGATCGGTGGTGCAACAGGTACACACGTTGACGTTAAACTACCAGCAGCTATGATCTCAATTCCAACAGTACAAACTGAACAGATTGTTTCTACAACAATTAACTTCACTGGTCAAAGCTATACAAGTAGTGACTTCGATATTGAAGAAGCAAACGAAGTTTCTGTAACTTATAACGTAATTGCTTAATTAGCAATTACATTTCCACAGAGACTGGGTTGATCTCCAGTCTCTCTTTTTCCTCAGAGTATAATTAAAACATGTCTACATTATCATTAAAATCCCTATTAGTTCCTTCTAAATCTGTAGAAGTTGAATATCCTGGTATGCCAGGCTTTGTAATCAGTTTGGCGTTTTTATCACGCGAAACATTACTTAATATTCGTAAAAAATCAACAAAAACTAGTTTCAAGAATCGTCAGCCTGTTGAAGAATTTAACGAAGATTTATTCTTACAACTTTATGTTGAAGCTTCCGTAAAAGGTTGGAAAGGTTTTAAACTAAGTTATTTAGAGCAACTTGCCCCAGTAGATTTAACTGGACAAGACCTAGATAATGAATTGGAATTTACACCAGAAAATGCATTGTTCTTGATGAAGAATTCTAGTAACTTTGATGCTTTCGTAAGCGAGCAGGTAAGTGACTTGGGAAACTTTTCGAAGACCAGCTCGCAGAAGTAAATCGTCAGCTGGTCAACTATATACAAAATAGCGCTGTGTCTATGACACGAGAAGCTTACTTTGAGTTGTGTGAAGTTATGGGCAATCAGCCTGTAGAGGAAGAAATTCCTGTTGAATTTGACGACTTTCCAATCGAAGTACAACAAGCTTTTGCAGTATATAGGATGCTACGTGATGAATGGGACACTATGAACGGCCTATACTTAGGTAAGACGTTGATAGGTATTAAAGATATTCTGGAAGCCACGGAAGTGGAACCAGACGAACAAAAGTTCATTATTGTGCTAGTTAGAATGATAGATCAAGTTAGATCTAACGAAATAAATAGTAAAAAAATATCAGAGAAGCCTGCTAGCTAACGTTAGCAGGCTTTTTTGTCGTCAAAAAATTTAGTTTGACAAGCGTGTACCCTTATGATATAATGGTAACAAAATTATTTTATAATTAGTCAAATTGGCCATCCACAAGAATTGGGGGATACATGGCAGGAAATACAGTAAATTTTACGCTGAACTTAACCGATGAGGGCAGTATTGATGTTGTACAGGCAAAGGTAAGTAAGTTAAATAAAGACTTAACCATTACCGAAAGACTTGGTAAAACAGCAAGTGCAGCCTTTAAAGCTAGCGGTGAGAATCAAGCATATGGACAAGCCCGCGGAACTATGGGTGGAACAGGTGCAGGTGCAAGAGACTTTGCAAACGAGGCACAAGGCCTTGGTGGATTAGTTCGCCTATACGCTACTGTTGCAGCTAACATATTTGCAGCAAGTGCTGCATTTAATGCACTAAAAGATGCAATGGCTACAACTAACATGATTGAGGGCTTAAACCAATTAGGTGCTCAAAGCGGTCAGTCACTAGGTACATTAGCCAAAAACTTTGCTGATGCTAGCGGTGGCGCTATCAGTTTGCGTGATGCTATGCAAGCAACTGTTCAAGCTACAAGTGCAGGTTTATCAACCAAACAATTCTCACAATTAGGTGATGTAGCCAAGAAAGCTAGTTTAGCTCTTGGACGAGACATGGCAGATTCTGTTAGCCGTTTAACTCGTGGTATTACTAAACTAGAACCAGAACTATTAGATGAATTGGGTATCTTTACTAAAGTTGGTAAAGCTACTGAAGACTATGCAAGAAGCGTAGGTAAATCTGTTGACTCTTTAACAGATTTTGAAAAACGCCAAGCATTTGCTAATGCAGTATTAAAAGAAGGTGCTGATAAATTTGGAAGCATTGACATTCCGGCTAATCCATACGATAAACTACTAGCTAGTTTAAAGAATTTAGCACAAACAGGCTTAGAAGTAGTTAATAATGTACTAGGTCCACTAATCGGTGCATTAAGTCAAAGCCCAGCAGCACTAACCACAGGTATTGCTGCACTAAGTGTTATGTTACTAAAACAGGCACTACCAGCTATTGGCCAGTATCGCCAAGGATTAGTTGCTGCCGCTGAAACAGCTAAAAAAGCAGCAGAAATTCGTGCAGGTGAAGCAGGCAAAGCAGTTGAAGCAAGTGCTAGCGCACGTGAAGCCGCACTAGATAAAGCTGCAGAAGCAGAATTACGAACTGTTAAAGCCGCTGCACAAAAAATTGAAGAAGTAAGGACAAGTGGTTTTGGTAAGCAATCTAAAGCTGCAGAAATTCTTAAAAAGAATACTCAAGATGTTACGCAAGCTGAACTTGATTATCTAACTAAAGTAGGAGAAAGATATAAAAAGCAAGGCAAAGATGATATTGCAGACCGTTACTTTAATGCCGTAACAGCAATTAAATCAAGTGCCAAAGCTGAAGCAGAGTATCAAACTGTTGTAGATGCTACAACAAAGAAACTAACAACACAGCAAGGTGCTTGGACAGCCCTTGGTCAAGCTCAAGCTCAAGCTAAACGTACTGCAGATATTGCTACTTCTAAGTCAATAACAAGTAATGCTGCAGAAAATACTGCTATTTTAGGCATGAGTGGTGCTTGGTCAGAAATGCGTAAACAAGTTGGTGAATCCCAGATGGGGCCAATTCGTAAAGCATTTACAACTGTGTCCAGCGCAATTAGTATTGCTTCAACAGCTCTTATGGGGTTTGTTGGTGCTTTACAAACTTATATATTTATTATTGGTGCAGTTATTGCAGGTGCTAGACTACTAGACTCTTACTTAACTAAAAATGCAGAACAGTCAGAAGCATTTAAACTAGCATTAGATAATTCAAATGAATCTGTAAAGAATTATGACAGAACATTAAAAGCTCTAAGTAAGATGGATTCTAGTGCTGTATTTAGTGCAGCAGGTGTAACTGCCCAAGCAAATGCTTTTAAAGAGCTAAGTGATAATCTTGGTACATTACGCGAAAAGTTTGAAGAATTAGATAAAGCAACCACAGGTTGGGATAGATTCTGGGATGGAATTTTTAGTAAGAGTCAAGGACAAAAATTTGCGGAAGCAAGTGTGTCTAATATTACTAAGTTAATTGCTGGTATTGACAATCCAGATGTTCGTGCACAAATGACTGCTAAAGTTGATGAAGTACTTGGTACAACAGGTGGTAGTCAACTACAATGGCTGGAAGCTCTTAAAAAGGGTGGACCAGAAGCTGCTGCTGCAGTAAAACAAATTGAAGATAAGATTAAACCGCTCGCCACAGGCATGAGTATAACTGCTAGCCGTAGTAAAGAGTTTGACGATCAACTTAAAAAATTAACGGATTCTTACAAAGAATTTGCATTTTCAGCTATTGATAAATCACCTATGAGTAAACTAGGTGATGATATGTTGTTATTTTCCACAAAAACAGTAGGAGCACTAGCAGATACAGAAGCCGGCCTTGGTAGTATGAATAAGTTACTACAAGATGCTACAAAACTTGGCATGTTCAGTCCAGATGTTTTTGCACAAATGCAAAAAATGAGAACTGAAGTAGAAGGACTAAACAAACAACACGGCGATACTGCTATTAAACTAAAAATAGCTAGACAAGAGGTTAGTTCATTAGAACTAGAGTACGAAAGATTAAACAAAGCTTACGGTGGTTTAAGTGAAGATCAAATTCAATCTTTACGAAATGAGGGTGCTGACACTTCTGGTATTGATCAGATGCAGGCAGCTCAAGAAAAACTTAATAGTAAGTTAGCTTACATATCTGAATTAAATCGCAAAGATACAGAAGAAAGACGAAAAATTGCTGAATTAATGGCTAGTCCAGTATTCAAAGAAATGGCTGTTGAGTCTTTTAAAATCGGTGCTGATCTAATTAGTAAAAGTATAGATTTTGCATTTCAAAAAGCTAGTATTGACCTAAAGCGAGGTATTCTTGGTAATTTAAGTGATTTACCAGGTTCTGGTGCTTTACAGCGAGAAGTAGACAAACAAGATATAGGTATTCAACGTTCTCAATTAGAGATGCAAGCAAAAATGCTTCAAGCTCAGTACTTAATGATTGCTGCTCAGAACCAAACTACTGCCGCAGTAATGATGGATAAAGCAAAAGCTAGACTTGAAGGGCGTGATGCAACTGGTGCATATCGTGGTGAAAGAAGTGATGCCGGAAATGCCTCAGTAAGTAATGCTCAAGGCATGATGGATATTACTGCACAGTTCAATGAATTTGTTACTAAAGGTGGTAAAGGTGCTCCTGCTATGGTTAATAGTTTAACCAAGGCAATGAAAGATTTTGGTAAAGAAAGCCCAGAAATGGCCGCCAGCTTACAACAAATGTTAGCTGCTACTAAATCTTTTATGGAAGTGGATGCTACTAGAGCAGGTATTGACACTAAAGACAAACTGTCAAAAATGCAAATGGGCTTAAAGCTAATACAGGAACAAAAAACTGTTAATGAAGCTATTAATTCAGAAGAAAAATCTGCCATTGCCTTAAAACAAGCTCAACTAAATATTATTGGTCAACAAAATGCTTTCCAAACAGAAGAACAAGTAGCTGCACAAAAACTTCTTTCTATAGAAGCAGCTAACCAAGAATATGCTCAGCAAGGAATATCTATTGCAGCAGATAGAGCCAAATATGAATTACTTATTGCTGAAGCTAAAAAAGCAGGATTAAAAACAAGTGAGTTAGAAGATAGTAGTAAAAAGTTATTACTTATCAGAGAAACTAATCGTGAAGCTGATAAAACAGTTAAAACAGCACAGGCAGAAGCAGCTGAAAGATTAAACCTAATTAAAGTCTTAGCAGAAGAAGAAATGCGCAGACTTAATATTAGACAAATTATTGCAGATACAAACGCTATTAGAGCAACTACTACTAATGAATTAAATGATTTAGAACTACAATATCAAATTAATTCAGAAAAATTCTCTGCTCAACAAATTGCTGATTCTAAGGCTATAATTGAAACTACTAAGATTCAAACAGAAGCAAGAGCTAAACTTGCAACTCTCGAAATTAATTATTTAAGAGAGATAACTAAATTAGTAGAGGCATATCAAAAAGCAGCGCCAGGTGCTGCTGGAGAAGCCGTAAGAGCTGATATTAGAGCTCAAATGGAGGCTATTGGTGAAAAGTATACTGCTGAAGTAACTGGCGTTAATGCTGTTGCAGCTGCTAAACAAAAATTAGTAGACTTAGACAAGAGCCTATCAGAGCGTCAAAAAGCTTATGGCGATGTATTTAAGAAAACTTTTGAAGGTATGGCAGATGCTATTGTAACATTTGTACAAACTGGCAAACTGGATTTCAAGGGTTTAATTGACTCTATGTTGGCTGATTTGTTACGTTATGAATTACGCTTACAAGCATTAGCAATGTATCAAGCTATGCGCCCAGGACTACTAAACTTCTTTAACTTTGGCTCTAGCCCTGGTGGTGCACCAATAGTTGATAGTACTGCTAGTTCACTATTACCAACGCTTGCTGCAAAAGGTCGTGCTTACGACTACGGAATTGAAAAGTTTGCAATGGGTGGAACCTTTACTAATCAAATAGTAGATTCTCCTACATTGTTTAAATTTGCTCAAGGCACTGGTATGATGGGTGAGGCAGGCCCAGAAGCTATTATGCCCCTAAAGCGTGATGCTAATGGAAATCTTGGTGTTCGTTCAGGTCAGCAACAACCTAATGTTGATGTTGTAATTAATAACTATAGTACGGCACAGGCTACCACAGAAGAGACTACTGATTCTAAGGGCAATCGTAGAATTGAAGTTACTATTGGTGATATGACAGCCGGAGAGATGAGTAGAAGCGGTAGCGCTACACAAAGATCTATGAGAAATACTTACGGTATTCAGCCCCAACTAATTAGGAGATAATAATGGCATATAGTTATGTATGGCCAGCAACACTTCCTCAAGTGCCTCAAAAAGGGTATTCGGAAACTGGTGGAGCTAATATTTTAAGTACTAGTATGGATTCTGGTCCAGCTAAGCGTAGATATCGTGGTAAAAGACCACAAACATTATCTGTTAGTTTTCTAATGACTACAGCAGAAGTAACAGCTCTAGAGACATTTGTTCTAGGCCCTAATGCTATCAGAGGCGTTGCTAGATTTGGATTCCCACATCCACGTACTGGACTAACAGTTGAAGTAAGAATTTTACCAGAAGGTAGTGATGGTAACTTATATAATGTGAGTTATACTGCCCCAGGCTACTATAATGTAAGTATGAAGTTAGAAATATTACCATGAGTAGATTAACATCAATGAGCCCAGAAGCTATCCGTGCGGTTTTTTCGCCAGACATGGATAGTGATCTAATATTTTTACTAACAATGTATGATCCTACCACAGGTGGTGTAGCTGCCCGTTTAGCCGATAACTTTACACAAAGACTTACAACAGCGCCTTATGCCGAAACACCTACTGAAGTATACTATGGTGTAGTAAGCAGAGGCGAACAGTTTTTATTCCTACCTATGGACCTAAGTCTGCCCAGTGAAGAAGAAGCACAAGCGCCTCGCTGCTCACTAACTTTACGAGATGTAACTAGGTATGTTACACCTATTATACGTAGTATTAGTGGGCCGCCAAAAGTAAAAATGGAGTTAGTGTTATCAAAAACTCCAGATATTGTAGAAGCTAGTTTTGTAGGTTTTTATATTAATAGTTTTACATATAATGCTGATTCAGTGACTGCTGAATTATCTATGATTGATTATGAGCGTGAACCATTTCCAATGCACGCATTTACAGCTCCATATTTTCCAGGATTATTCTAATGTGGCATAATAAATACGTGGGTATTCCCTATAAAGAAAAAGGCAGAAATCTTGACGGCGTTGATTGCTGGGGATTGCTGCGTCTAGTATATTCTGAAGAATTCAAAATTAATTTACCAAGTTTTGTAACAGACTATGCAGAAAATGATACTTTACGTATTCAAGAACTAATTGCACAATATAAAGAGGGTTGGACACAATTAGAAGAACCTGAAGAAGGGTGTACTGTACTATTTAAAGTACTTGGTACCGAATCTCACGTTGGTATTGCAGTTAGTAACACTCACTTCTTGCATGCGCGAGAAGGACAGTACTCGGCAATTGAAAGCTTCGATTCCCGCGCTTGGAAAAATCGTATTGTTGGATATTTTAAATACACAGAAAAAAGTTCAGCAGTATTAAATCTAGTACCACATCCCTTACGCACACAAAGATTTACTGTTGCAGTTGAGCCAGGTACTAAACTAGAAGAATTAGTACCTTGGGTTGCCAAAGAATATTCTATTCCTCAAGAGTTACGTTCACGAATTATAATTGTACTTAATGGTCGAGTTACTGACCCTGGTGAGTGGTCTGTAACTACATTAAAAGATACTGATCAGATTGAGTATAGAGCCGTACCAGCAGGTGGCGGCGGTGGTATTTTTAGAATGATTGCAATGATTGCAATTGCAATTGCTGCTCCTTATGCTGTTGCATATATGGCTGGAGCAACGTCAGCAGCTATTGCAGCTAGTGGAGCACTAGTAGCTAGTGGGATGGGTGCAGTTGCCTTTACTGCCGCAACTATGGCAGTTAGTTTAGTTGGCTCAATGCTAATTAATGCTATTGCACCTATTCGTCCACCTTCAGCACCAAGTGATCCTGGTAGTAGTGAGCGCCAGTTGATGGTTACAGGTGCAGCCAATCAAGCTAATAAGTATGGAGCAATACCCGTTATTTTAGGGAAAGTAAAAATTACTCCTCCTCTTGGTGCTCAAAATTATATTAGTTATGAGAATGACCGTGATACATATTTAACTATGTTATTGGTATGGGGCTATGGTCCTTTGGTAATAGACCCTGCAACTATTAAAATTGGAGAAGTTGCAATATCTAACTACACTCTATCAAAATTTACTGATGGAACAGATAAACTAATAACACTAGATCATAGAACTACTCCTACTACAGCAGAACTAACAAAATTTAATTCTATTTATGGCAGCGACGTTTATCAAGTAAACAAGAATCTTACACTAGTATGTGATGGTAATCCAGAAGGTTCAACAGTAACTACCTCAGCAGTGGATAGTGAAGATGTGCCAATTACAACAACTACATTCCCTACTCCTGGACCTTATTCTGAAGCGGCAAGTTCTACTGCTGTAGATAAGGTAACTGTAGCTATTCATTTTCCACAAGGATTAAGAAAAGTAAAAGCAAGAGGTGATGGTGCTGGTGATAGCTCAGCAACATCTGTTACACTTAATTATGAAGTTAAGGTTGGTAGTGGTGCTTGGACTCCTTGGAAAAGAGTTGTATATGGTACAGATGCTGCTAAAAAAGATGCATTTACTATTACTGAAACTTATGACATAGGCAGTACTCAATTACTGCAAGTAAGAGTTAGACGAGAAACTGGAGATAACACAGAAGATAATCCAGATTGGAGATATGCTTTTGAAACAGTATTTTTAAGTGCTACATTTATTAGTAATACTAGTCCAGCTGTAGATCCTAAAAACTGTGCTATTGCTAAGACAGCTATTCAGGTTAAAGCCAACGAACAACTAAGTAATAGTATTGAGGGTATAAATGCTATTGTTCAAACTTATGCTTTAAGTTGGAATGGTACAGCTTGGGTAATGGCAGGTACAAGTAATCCAGCCGACTTATTTAGATATGTGTTACAACATCCAGGTAATCCACAAAGAATACTAGATAGTGAAGTTAGTGATAAAATTAATTTATTACAACTACAATACTGGCATGACTATTGTGTTACAAAAGGATTCACATTCAATCGTATTCAGTCAGAATCAAAAAGCGTCCTAGATACACTACGAGATATTTGTGCCGCAGGTAGAGCTAGTCCTGCATTAGTTGATGGAAAATGGACTGTTGTTATTGATGAACCAAAATCAAATATAGTACAACATTTCAGTCAGCATAATAGTTGGGGATTTGAAGGAACTAGAGCCTTACCTAGATTACCTGATGCATTACGTGTTATATACTATGATGAAGATCAAGATTACCAAGAGGCCGAAATAATTGTATATGCTTCAGAAAAGTCGCAAGCTAATGCAGAATTATTTGAAAGTATTCAGTTACCTGGAGTAACAAAAAGTACTTTAGTAATAGATCATGCTAGATGGCATATGGCACAAGCTCAACTTCGTCGTGAAAGTTATACACTAAGTACAGATATTGAGTACATTGTTGCCAATCGAGGTGACAGAGTAAAAGTAACTCACGATGTACCAATGTGGGGTTTGGGTAGCGGTAGAATAAAAAATAAGCTAACTAGTACTATTTTTGAACTAGATGAGTTAGTTCCTATTGATGATGCCTCTAGTCATACAATAAGAATTAGAAGTAGTACTGGTGCTAGTACTGAAAGAACTATCAAACAACAGTTTATTATCAGCTCAGTAAACAGGGCTAATAATTTAGTTACAGTTACATTAAATGATGTACATCCATTAAGTATTGGCGACTCTGTGTATGTAACTACACCAGTACCAACTATTGGCAGTCCTACGGCTGTTGTTACAGCCGTAACAACCAATTCTTTTAGCTATATTTCAATCGGAGGTAGTGTAAGTACTACTTCTACTAGTGGAACAGTAGTATTAAATGATGGGTACTACAGTAAAGTTCAAGTAACTGTAAGTACTACTGCTAGTGAGGCTAATAGTGGCGATCTTTTCTTATTTGGAAAATATCAGCAAGAGTCTCAAGATTTAATTATTATGAATATTGAGCCTACGACTAATAAGACAGCCAGAATTACTTTAGTAGATTATGGCGTAACTAGTAGCTATAATATATTTACTGGATATTTAAATTTAACTGCTGCAACTGTATTTGAAACAAATATTACAAAAGCGCCTGAGTTTTTACAAAATGCTTTCGCAGACACAGATGTACCCGCAGTTACTAATATTCAAAGTGATGATTTAGTAGCGGAAATTATTAGTCCTGGTACTTACTCTTATAGAATACGAGTAAGTTATGCTAATAGTAGTCAATTACCCCCAACTGTCCAAAGTGTAGAATGTCAATACGACCTATCTACTTCTACTAATTCAAGTAATTATAGAACAGTAGTAGTTCCTTTCTTATCTAATACTGTAAATATACCAAATGTATTAGTTGATGAGATTTATAAACTACGTTTGAGATACGTAAGTTCTGATGGTAGAGTTGGTGTCTGGAGTGCTTGGTACACTCATAGTGTATCTGGCAAACAATTTAATTACAATAATGTAGATAGCGTTATTGTAAAAAGAGTTGGAAGATTTATTAGTGTTACTCCAAGCATGACCGTATTACCAGAAGATTTCAAATTTTACGAAGTTAGAGTGTTTAAAGATGCTGGAACTGGTGATTTTTGGAATAGTACTGACACTAATATTATAAAAACCAAAACAACAAGTACAGCTAATATTGATATTAAACAATTTCCTGTACATAGAATAAGTGCCGCAGGTGTTAAATATAGGGTAGCAGTACGTACAGTAAATACTGTAGGTAATTATTCTACTACTAGTTTGCTTGGCGAAATAACTTTAACAACCATAGCACCTTAATAGGATCCAAATATGTCAGCTTCTTTATCCCCAGGTATTGATTCGTTAGTTTTATCCGTGGCTCGTCCATTGGACTCAGATGGGGTAACGCCACGCGACGACTTAATTGGTTTAAAAGTGTGGTACTCTACCACAAGTGGTTTTGACCCTAGCCAAGGGCAAGGAACATTAGTTTATGACGGTGCAGGGCTTATAGCTACTATTAGTGGCTTGACTGCCCGTGCCACATATTATGTAAAATACGCACTTATCAGTGAAATTGAGCCGGATTACTATACAATTAGTGATCAGCTAAGTGCTATACCTGCGTACGGCTCTACAACAGTAGATAATACACCACCACCTACTCCAACTGGTGTTACAGTTAGTTCAGCAATTACAAGTGTATTTATTCAACACGATAGTCCAGTTTATTCGCAAGGACGTGGTCATAAAAAGACTCATGTCTATGCAATGAAAACCACTGCATCAACGCCAGCAGCTAGTATTGTATTTGCTAATGCCACAAAAGTTGCTGAATTTACTGGTACAATTTTTACCATGAGTTCCAACCCAGGTACTACATGGCATATATGGTTAAAGTGGGAAACTAATGACGGATACTTTAGTGCTGTAGCAAGTGGTGGTACAAGCGGCAATGAGACCACAACTGGACAAGATGTAACTTCACTTTTAGGAGTATTAAATAAACAGTTAACTGCTAGCGAATTAGCTACTTCGCTTAGTACTCGTATTGACTTAATTGATACAGCTAGTACTGGTTTGGTAGATAAAGTAACCGGATTAATTACTACTTATGGTGATACTGCTAACTCAGCAACTAATGCTGCTGCCGCACTAGCTGCTAAAACAGCAGCCATTGCAGCTCAAACGGGTGCTGAAACAGCCGCTACTACTGCTACTACAAAAGCTACTAATGCTGCTACATCAGCAACAGCGGCTGCCACATCTGCTACTAATGCTGCTACATCTGAAACAAATGCAGGAACTAGTGCTGGAGCTGCAGCTACTTCTGCTACAACTGCTAGTACAAAAGCCGCAGAAGCTGGTACTAGCGCTACATCTGCCGCTACATCTGCAACTAATGCCGCCAGTAGCGAAAGCGCTGCCGCTACTTCAGCAACTACTGCAGCTACTTCTGCTACAACAGCTGGTGAAAAAGCAACTGCCGCATCTAATTCAGCTACTAGTGCGGCAACATCGGCAACTAATGCAGGTACTTCAGCTACTAGTGCGGCAACATCGGCAACTACTGCAACTACTAAAGCAGCAGCAGCTAGTGTAAGTGCAACTAATGCTGCTACATCAGAAACTAATGCAGCTGGCTCAGCTACAAGTGCTGCTAGTTCCTTAACTAGTGTACAAGCGGTAGCAACTGACTATAATGGTGCTGTACAAACACTTGCCCGAACAGTTGCTGGTTCAGATGGTGCTACTGCCCAATATACTGTTAAAGTTCAAACAGGTACAAATAATGCCAAGTATGTAGCAGGTTTCGGATTATCTAGTACAACTACGGCTGCTGGCGATTCTACAAGTAATTTTGCTATTGTAGCCGATAAATTTTCAATTGCTCCCGTAGCGTCAGGAATTAATGCTAATAGCGCTAGTCCATTTTTTGTACTAACACAAACTACCAAAATAGATGGTATAGATGTTCCAGCAGGTACTTACTTAAAAACAGCTTTTATTGCAGATGCAACTATTACTACTGCAAAAATTGCTGATGCAGCAATTACTAGTGCTAAAATTGATAGTTTGAGTGCTAGTAAAATCACAGCTGGTACAATTAAAGTTGACCTTGCCATTAAGTCTCCAGATGAAAAGTTTATAGTAGATTTTCAGAATAAATATATCTCCATTACGGTTTAGTACAATTATTATTTGCCGCTAAACAAAACAAAAATACCAGCCATAGGGCTGGTATTTTTTTATGTTGACATTAGCCTGCCCTTATGATATAATAATACAAAATGTCCACAGGTGTTTAAATTTTTTCTTGACAAGCGGAAAGCTAGTTTGAAACACCATAATATAATAGAATTAGCTTAGTTATGCTAACTAGCCGCAATAAGCAAGGAGAATATCTAATGCCGGAACTAGTCCCTGAAAATTTAATTCAAGCGTTTGGCGCGGTTGCTATGGCAGCTATCGTTGTAATGCTTGGAATTCAAAAAATCATAAAACATTGGCAAACCACAGACGCAGAAAATTCAATTATCAAAATTATGCATAATGAATTGGAACGTATGAGCCAACAGAATACAGCTCTTAGTGTAGAGCTAGGTAGATTACACAACGAAGTAATTGCATTAAATACACAACTACAAATGTTGACTGTAGAAAATCAGCGATTACAAACAGAAGTTATTGCACTTACTAATGAAGTAAGTAGCTTTAAAGCATTAAGACAAGGCGGTGCATATGGCAAGATCTAGACTGTTAGACCCAGCTAATGACCTTATAACAGATGGCGGTGACGTACTTTGGAGTTTTGTAAGAGGCGAGCAATTAGAGTTTCCTATTACCTTAAACTTTGTAGAAAACGTAATGGCTGGCTACACATACGAAGCAGTAGTTGTAGAAGCCGATAATATTCCTGAACAAACTACTACTCCTACAACGGTTAAAGACGGCGGCATAACAAACGTCTTAGTTGTTAGAGTTCCAACAAATCGTGGTAACTGGGATTCAGCTCAGGCTTACAACAAAGAAGAAGTAGTTTATTATGGTGGCAAATACTATAAACTAATAGCTGGCGTAGCCCTTACAAATACAGTAACACCAGACTTAGACCCTAATTGGTTAGAAACTACACTAAGTAAAGTATACTTACAGTTTCCAAAAACTTTAGGTTCTACATGGGGACAAGTACCAACAGTTACTACTCCAGTTTACGGATTCTTTGAGTTACGAGTAACTGAGCCACAAGACAATATTTTTAGACGTACTTGGAAACCTATTCGAGGTATGGTAGAAATCCTATTCAGCCCTACTTACAGCGCTGACGATTAAGGAACACTATGACACTAGATACTAGACAAATTTTACTAACAGCTACAACGTATACTGGGCAGGTAGAAACTGCAAATATAGTAGGTAATGCACCAGCTACTAGTGAAATTGCTTCTGGTATTCCTGGTGCACTACCAGTAATAACACAATTAAATGATGTAGCGTTAAATTTTACAGCTACCAACATGGGCGAGGAAAATATTCCAGACCCACGATTATTTAAATTTTTAAGTGATGAATTTAAATTAAACGAACAAGCAGTCAAACAAGTTTTTAAGAACTTAAGCGACTTATCTACCACAGACGAACAAGTACGCAAATTACTACAAAAAGTTCTCCAAGACATTACAACTACATCGGACGTATTTGACAGAGTTTGGACTGCATACAGAACTTACACAGATTCTACAACTAATACCGAGCTGTTACAAAAAGACTTCCAAAAAGTACTTTTAGACTTATCAAACAGTAGTGATTTATTACGCACAGATGTAGGCAAGTATTTAGCAGATGTAACTGCACTAGCCAACCTAAGTTACGCAGTTATCTTAGTAGGCAAAGACCTACAAGATCAAACAATTGGATTCACAGATGTTTTAACTCGAATTGTAGATTTTAACAGAACTTTTGAAGACACGGCATTTATGACCGATGACTTTTATGGTGCTGCTAATATTGATGATGACGAGTACGCAGATGTTTATAAAGTTGTTTTAGAGTGGATACGCCCTGAAGAAACATTTTCGGTTGACATAGATAAACCAGATGTAGAAGATCAGGCCGCACTTGGCGAACAAGCTTACTTAGAGCCACAGATTCCTAAAACGGACCAAGTTGTAAATGCAGATTTACAGTTTGCTACCATAGCGCTTAGCAAATTAGATCAAACAACAAACAGTGAGCTACAGGTATTTGATATCACAAAGCCTGATCGTGAAGATACGGCTACTACCAGCGAACAACAAGCATTTGATGTTGTCAAACCAGATTTGGTTGACCAAGCTACAAATTCAGACCTACAAACCCTGGATGTTGGTCAAACCAGCAGCGATAGTTTTACAGCTCAAACAGAAGAATACTACTTTGATGTTGATAAACCAGATATAGCAGATCAAGCAACAGCCACAGATCAAGCAGCCAAAGATTTTAGCAAACCAGCAGATGACGATCAAGTATCGATTGCTGAGTTATTGCTAACCAAACTAATTGGTTTAAATATCAATGAGATTGACTACTTCTTAGAAGATTATGTATTTGACATAACAGATTATACATTCAAAGCTGTTCATGCCAGAGACCAAATTACTCAAATTGTAGTAACAAAACAATTCGAAGACCTAGTAGACTCCACAGATGACTTTTATGGCGAAGCAAACATCGATGATGATGAGTATGCTAGCATTGACAAAGTACTTGCCGATTACAGCACATTCTCAGAGAACTTTGATCGAGTAGTACAGTATATTAGGTTGTTTTACGAAACAGCCACAATGTTGGAACAAGCGGAACTAGCTGCCACAAAAGTTGTTAGTGATCAGACCAGTAATAGTGAGTTAACTAACTCAGATGTTTACAAAGTCAACAACGATCAAACCACTACATCAGAAACAAAATCATTCGATGTCGAACAAACTAGTATAGATCAAGCTACTAGTTCAGAACAAGCAACCATTGCCACAAGCACTGTATACTCAGACCAAGCAACTACCACAGATGACTTTAGCAGATTCTACCAAGCAGTTAGAGTTTTTGCAGAACTAACACAAACAACCGAACGTATTGAACAACTTGTAGAGCGTGTTAGTTCTGACCAAGCTGTGTTTACAGAATTGTTTACCAGAGCTGTTGAAAAATTCTCAAATGACCAAGCCGCAACAAGCGAACAGCAAACATTTGACTTTTATGGTGTTTACGAGGAGCTAGTAGATGCAACTGATGACTTTTATGGTGCTGCTAACATTGACGATGATCAAATTGCAACAGTTGACAAAGTACTTGCCGACTATGCAACTAATTCGGAAACCATAACTACTGTTGCTGAATTTTACAGAACATTCTTAGAAACTGCAATCAGCGCAGATCAGGCAACATTTGATTTTGCTAAATCGCTGTTAGACACTGTAACAACATCAGAAAGATTTCAAGTTGATTTTTCAACATCACGAACTGAAACTGCTACTATATCAGAAACAGTTCAACAAGCTTTTGAAACATCCAGAACTGAAACAGTTGCACAAATTGATTTATTCACGCAAAGCATTGAGCCGGCCAAATACGAAACGGTTGTTACAAGTGAAGCTACCGCATACGATACAAGCCTAGACAAGCGTGAAACTGCAAACACTGCGGAAACAGTCGCTCAAGATTTTTCAACGCCACGCACTGATGTGGCAAGTATCTTAGAGTTATTTACCAGTGAATGGACTGCGCTTAGAAGTTATAGTGATGGTATAGCGCAAACTGATACAGTTAGTCTAGACACTACCAAACCTGCAACTGAAACAACCACAACAAGTGATGCACAAACACTTGATGTAATCAAACGACCGCTAGATACTACTACAACATCAGAGGTCGTTGGCAAAGATGCCACTACCGAGTTCTCAGAACTAGTAGATGCCACAGACGACTTTTACGGTGCTGCAACTGTTGGCGACGATGAGTACGCTGCAATTGACAAAGTACTTGCTGATTATGCTACCAATTCGGACGTAGTCACAACATTAACTACTTTCTTAAGATCAGTTAATGAATCCCAAATTTTATCTGAAGTATTCGCTGCTGCAACTGACAAAGCACTTTCAGATATTACTAACAGTAGCGATACTGTGACCTTGCTTACTGCTCCAACAAAATTGGAGTCAGTATCAACATCTCAAACAATTTCACTTACTTTACAGAGCTATTTCTCTCAGGACTATGCACAGTTAGGGTATACAGGTGAAACATATACTTATTAAGGATTTTATATGTTACAAGACAACATCAAAACTAAAGGTACGTTGACCCTAGTTCTAACGGACGAAAACGGTAACGTAAAACAACAAGATGAGCATAACTTAGTAGTTTCTACAGGTTTAGCTTATATCGCTAGCCGCATGAAAGATGCCACAGCAACTGCAATGAGCCACATGGCTGTTGGCGCTGGTGCTACTGCCGCTGCTGCTGCTAACAGTGCTCTTGGTAGCGAACTAGGCCGTGTTACACTAACTAGTACTACTATTGTTACTACTTCGGTAACTAATGACGCAGTTCAATACGTTGCAACATTCCCAGCTGGTACAGGTACTGGTGCTATTACTGAAGCTGGTATTTTCAACAACGTTAGTGCTGGTACAATGCTATGCCGTACAGTTTTCGCCGTGATTAACAAAGGTGCATTAGACACCCTAACAATCACTTGGAAAGTAACTGTAGCTTAATTTTAACGGGGATTACCTATGGCAACAATTATTACTCGTGTATTGGGTGCTACCGCCAAAGGTACTCCTCTTACAAATGAAGAAGTTGATAATAACTTTATCAACTTAAACACAGAAGTCGGTTTAAAAATGGTCAAGTCTGCTAATCTAGGTGATCTAGCAGACTTGCCTACCGCAAGAACAAATTTACAAGTGTATAGCCAAACAGAATCACTGAACCAGTCGATTGCTATGGCTATTGCTCTAGGATAAGGACAACAAATGGCTTTCAAATCAAAAATAACAGCAAACATCGGAGTAGACGCCAGTCCTAGTACCCTAACCCCTGTAATCACATCAGGACAAACAGCTACTCTTATTGGCTTATCTATTGCCAATACCACAGGTGCGACAATTAATGTGAGTGCCCGTGTTGTAAAAGCAGACGCAACGTCTGCATACTTAATTAAGAACGCCGCAGTCCTACCAGGCGGTGCACTGGCCATTGTTGGCGGTGATCAAAAAGTGGTTATTGAACAAGGCGACTCAATTACCGCCTCAGCAAGCGCAGCAAGTTCAGCAGACGCAGTAATTTCATACTTAGTTTAAGGAGTAGTCTATGTATATTGGAAATACTCCCTTCCAAGGTTTAGTTGGTGGCGGAAATATTCTAGACGCTTCGATTGAAGGCGTAGACCTAAGCACTAGTGCAATTGCAGCTAGACTTGGCTATACTCCTGTTGATCCAGGTGCAGCGGTATTCAGTGCCACAGTTGGTATTAGTTCTGGTAATTTAAATTTCAGCAGTACTGGTCAAAAGATTACTGCTGATTTTAGTAATGGCACAGTAGCTAATCGCGCAGCTTTTCAAACAACCACAGCTAATTCAGCTACTCGTCTAACTGTGTTACCAAGTGGCACAGGAACAATTAGTGCTATTAACCTACACGGTGCTTCAGATCCCACAAATTCAAGTGTTGCTCAATTTAATATGGTTGACGGCACTAGTGCTCAAGTACAATCAAATCGTTTTGGTACAGGTACTTATTACCCACTAACTTTCCACACAAGTAATACTGAACAAGTTCGTATTGATACCAGTGGTAACTTTAAACTAAATGGCGGATATATGTCATTTGGTGACAACGGATATATTCGCGCAGATTCAGAAGGTTGGTTACAACTACAAAGTGGTACTAGCGGTACCCGCATTATGAACTCTAGTAATGCAGCAGCATATGTAACTATAGACTCTAGTGGTAACTTTTTACTTGGCGTAACAGACACTAATCCGCCAACTAGCGCAAACGCATTTGCATTTGCAAAATCAGATAATACTTTACGTTTTAGCAATACAACAGCTGCTGGTAAAGTTTGGACTATAGGTACGGCTACACCAGGTATTGCAAGTCAAAGTGACTTCTTTAGTTTTGGTCGCTATAATGGTACTGCTTGGGCTGAATTAGCGCGTTTTGATAATGCTGGTCGCTTAATGATTGGAGTTACTTCAAATATTAATGCAACCACAGCACTACAGGTGTATTGGTCAAATAATGCGCGTATTGGTATTGATAGTCCTGATAGCCAAGGATTTTATTTTACCAAAGCTGGTGCAAATAACGGTACTTTTAGAGTTGACACAAACGGTAACTACGAGTGGTACACAAAAACTGTTTCCCAAGCAATGATTTTAGCTGCTGGCGGTGATTTATTAATTAATGCTACTGCAAATTATACTGGTGCTAAACTATATGTAGAAAATAAAATTAATGTAAATTATAGTGGCGAAATTGCTATGCGCTATAATAATAGCAGTAGTACAGAAAATACTGGATACTGGAAAGGTATGACTGGTACTAGTCCTGCCTCTGGTGGTAGTGCTCGTGGATTACACCTATTTAATTATGACAAAGATAGTGATGAAGGTATTAACTTTTGGACAGGTATTCCAGGCTCTGCCACACGATTGGCGAGAATACTACCTAGTGGTAATGTTGGTATAGGTACAGATAGTCCAGCAGTAAAACTACATGTAACTGGAAATGGTGAAGTTTTAAGAGTTGCCACAACTACCAACGGTTATTTATCTTGGTATCGTGGAGCTACGTGGGCAGGGTATATTGATGCCGAATCTGGTGGAGATATGACTTATGCAAATGCCACTTCTACTGGTAATATAAAGTTTATTACTAACTCTGGTGAGCGTATGCGTATTACTGCCGGTGGTAGTGTTGGTATAGGAGAAACTAGTCCAGCTAATAGATTAAGTGTTACTAGTACAGGTTCAAGTAATACAGGTGTAATTGGTATTACTGCTACAGATTCGTCAAGCTCATTTATTTGGGCATCTCAAGCTTTTGATTCAGTAATGCCAGCCGGTTCAACTTTCCTTCATATGATTGGAAAATCTGGATCTACAAGAAATGCTGGTTATATTGGGTATAGATGGAACAGTGATGCTGCATCAGGTAACTTACTAACATTTGGTCATTTTGGTGTTGACTACGCTATGAATCTCACGGGTGCAGGTAATGTTGGTATTGGTACTACGACCCCGCAAGGTACGCTAGAACTAAAAGGCAATTACGAAGCTGGATATAGTTTAGTTCTTTCAGGAACTTATGGTACTGGTAGATCTTGGGGTTTTCGCACACACGGTGGAAATTCTGAAACATTTGCACTATACGATATAACAGGTACCCTTCGTAGAATGTATTTTAGTTCTACAGGTGAAACAGTATTTGAAAATGGAAGTGGTGTACAACGTTTATTTATTGATGCTAATGGTCAGGTTGGTATTGCCACAGCGCCAGGTTACAAATTTCATGTTGAGGATAGTTCTGCATTAAGCTCTGGTTTCCGCAATCACTCTAGCTTTACTATGAGTAATATGACTGGGGGCGGTTTATCAGTTGGTATAGGTAAATCAGGTAGTACAAATAACTTAGCAAAAGTAGTATTTAACTATGCTGGTAGCGGAAGTACAAGTAACTCACTTGGTCTTGGTTTTTGGGATAACGACAATAAGTGGAAATTATTTCCTACTGGTCGACTAGACATAAACGGTGTAAGCGTATTTTATACTGCTGGTAACTGTGGTGGCGTAGATAGTTTTTATGTTGATATTCCTATTGCTAATGATAATACTGGTAGTGCTAATACATATCATATTCAAGCAAGTTTCTCACATGCAAGCTGGGGTGGTTACGGATGCTTACTAGACACTTGGTATAATGCTAGAGGTGCTGGTAACTTTATTGAACAGTATGATACCAGAGCAGTAACTAGCAGTAACGGCGGTAGCTGGTCAGTTTCAAAACCTGCTGCAGGTACACTGCGCATTACTAAAAATGCTGGTACTTATAGTGGCGGTGGTCCTTATTGGATTCGAGTAACTTTTGCAGCATAACAAGGACAAACAATGATACTATTATTTAATACAGCAGGACAACACGTGTTTTCCTGCTTACATATACCAGATTCACATAAAACTAGTGAGTATACTGCTGCAAAATTACCTGATACTGAAACTTTTGATATTAACCGCGTTTATACACTAGTAGAGGGTGAAATTGTTGTAGGTGAATTAAAGCCTGTTGATCAAGCAGAAATTGCACGAATTGAAACAGAACTTGCCGCAATGCAATATCAGCAAGAACGTAGACAAGCATACCCTTCTATAGAAGATCAACTAGATACATTGTATCACGGTGGATATGATGCTTGGAAAACAGAAATTGCTGTAATCAAAGCCCAATACCCTAAACCAACGGGAGGTAACGCATGAGTTACATAGGAAATAGTCCAGGAGTAGCGTCACAACGTGTAACGACTACCTTAACGGCAACAGCTGGGCAAACTCAGTTTACTACCCAGTCAGGTTATGTTTTAGGTTACGTAGACGTATACTTAAACGGTGCTAAATTAGTAAATGGTTCGGACTTTGAAGCTATCACAGGTACTTATATCACCCTATTTGCCGGGGCTGCGGTTAATGATGTCATTGAATTGGTTAGCTATGTTCCACGCGGGTTATCGGATGGATACACCAAAGCCGAAGCAGATGCCAAGTTTCTTGACGTTGGTGGTGATACTGCTAGTGGAACAATTAATCTAGGTACTAACGGACTAACAGTTGGCACTAATCAATTAGTTGCTAACGGCGGTTTTGTTGGTATTGGTACAGCTAGTCCAACAAACAAATTAACAATTCAAGCCGATGCTACTGGTGTATCGTTTGCTGATAATGCAATAGCACAGCTTTTAATTGAAGGTTTAACCGATTATACAAAACGCCTTGGTTTGGGTATTGACACAACAAACAATGTTGGCGTTATCCAAGCACAAAAATATGGAACAGGTAATTATCCATTAGCAATTAATCCCGCAGGTGGTAATGTTGGTATTGGTACAACTAGCCCTAGTTCAGCATTATATGTAAGACGCACTAGTGGTAATTCAGGAATTTATACTGACTATAATGGTACTAACATTGGTCGTATTGAAGCTGCCTCAAATGGCAATTTATATATTGGTATTACAACTGGTAATGGCGATATTGCTATCGGCAACACTGCAAATACTTCTGTAATTAATATTCTATCCTCTGGCAATGTAGGTGTTGGTACAGCCAGTCCAAGCGGTAAATTTCACGTATCACAAACTTCTGGAAGCATGTACATAAACGTTGCTGGCGGTATTCCAAGAATGTATCTTGGTGGTGGCAACGGCTGGGGTTTCAACCGAATTACTGCAACCGAAGATATTTTCTTTGGTGAGCCAGGCGACACAGGAACTTGGAGAGTTCGTGGGTCGGGAACAATTTCCCTAGGTGTAGGTAACACTGCTACATCAATGACCATTGTTGGTGATGGCGGTAACGTTGGTATTGGTACTTCATCACCAGCTTACCCTCTTGATATTTTAAAAACGCAAGACGGAAGTACCATAGTTCAAGTAACTAATGCTTCTACAGGTACATCAGCCAGAACCAGACTACTATTTACAGGCGATGCATCAGCAGGCAGTTTAAGTGCTGGTATGCACAACAGCGCACATGCCAGCTATCCAAATCAAGCATGGATCTGGGCTAGTGGTTCAACAACTCCACTTGTATTAGGTACGCAAGGTACTCCAAGATTAACTATTGATAGTTCGGGTAGTGTAGGCGTTGGATTAACTCCAAGTTCACAGTTTAGTGCGGGTAAAGCTATTGAAGTAGGCTCAGCGGGTAATGCTTTCTGGTCTAATGGTGCAAATGACGTTAGAATGTCTGCAAACGTAAAATACAATTTACATGCAGCAACAGGTTACGCTAGTACATATGTACAAAGTGCTGGCGTACATACATGGAACACTTCTCCTTCTCAAGCAGCAGGTACTGCGGTAGCTTGGAATACCGGAATGACATTAAGTGCATCTGGTTACCTTGGTATTGGTACTGCTAGTCCAGCAGGCTATTTACACTCAGAAGGTAGTGCAGCAATAAATGCACTATTACGTAACCCATTAGCTAGTGGGTATACTACTTTACGTTTATATAATGATATAAATAGTGCATATCGCGCTCTTGAAATTGACTATAATGGCTCTACCTACCCTGGAGGAGAGCTGGCTTGGATTGGCACTACGGGTGCATATCCAGTAGTTCTTGCTACAAATAATACCGAACGTATTCGTATTAATGGTTCAGGTTATTTTGGTATTGGAACTTCTAATCCAATAACATTACTACACGCTAAAGCTACTTCTGCGGCAGATGTTACCTATAGACTTGAACCTTATACCAATGCTTATGCAAGTAAACTACTTATTAGTTCACAATCTTCAGGTGATGGTGGTATTCAGTATGGTGCAGGCGGTGGTAATGATTTAAATGTTTTTGCATATGGAAATATAACATTTTTAAACGGTACAGGTTCAATTAGTGGTGGTATTGGCACAGAACGTGTGCGTATTGACTCCAGTGGTAACGTTGGTATTAATACTACTAGTCCATTAACTGGTGGTGGTGGTGCTCGTTGGTTAACTATTGCTGGTAATACTGGAAATAGTTATAGTGGAGGTATTGCATTTAGTATTGGTACTACTAATCAGTGCTGGGTATATCAAGACACTGATAACTACTTTTCAAATCAAGGTGCTGGTTCAAACGCAGGATTTAAGTGGGGATTTGGTGCCACTGACTATATGCGTTTAAATAGTACTGGCTTGGGTGTTGGTACATCAAGTCCAAGCGCTAAACTTGAGGTTAGAGGTGCTACTAGTGATAATATTATAGCTGCTAATGCTATTTTTAAAGCTACTGGTTCTGGTGGTGACGGTATTGCAATAGGTGCAACAAATTCTTCACCTTGGGCCAATTGGATTCAATCTGGCTATTTAGGTAATGGATATAGCCCAGCATTTAATAGTGGGTATCAGTTATCCCTAAACCCAGTAGGCGGTATTGTTACTGTAGGTACTACTAGTACTGGTGATGGCGGTAGTAAATTGGTTGTTAATGGAGCTGCAACATTTGGAATTCCAGGACGTTTTGTTCATGCCTGGTGGCAAGGAGTCTCTCAGGGTACTACCTATCTACATATTCGTACTAGTATGTGGGGTGGTGGCGCTACTTATGGTAACCGTGATTATATAATGGGTGGTTTCCGTATTATGGGATATCAGTATACTACTCCAGGCAACTGTGACCAATGGATTCAATTCCATAATTGGAGTGGAAGTACTAATAATGGGTACAACAAGTCAAATGCTGGAAATTGGGATGCTGACAACTATGCGTATGTAGATTCTACTGGATATGTTACTTTAAGATTAGCAACTCCAAGTAATTATACTGCATATACTGTTGATTTACATCAAACTGCTATATATGCTGTAAGAACTATAACCGTAACTGCTGTAATAGCATCTAATAGTACTACAATTTAAGGAAACAAAATGATAAAAAATGAAGCAATTCAAAAAATAAATGAAACTATGTTTCCTGCGGCCAAAAACGGTGATGATGTGCTATTTGAAGGTTACTGGTTTTTAATGACAAATGACAAGTGGGCTATAGATGATTCTAAAGCCCATCCTGCCGAGGAGGTAGCCGATGAGTAAAGCCCTAGAATTAGCCAAATTCGGTCGTGAGAGTGCTCCCACCGGTGCGGTTATTGGTGATACAGACACACAAACACTAAGCGCCAAGACTTTTTCAGATAGTCCGATTTTTAGTTCAGGAACTGCCAATGGTGTTCCTTACCTAAATGGCAGCAAAGTATTTACAACTGGTTCCGCACTAGTATTTGACGGCACTAACTTGGGCGTTGGAGTTGCCAGTCCAACAGCCAAACTACATGTTGGTGTAGTTGGCGATAACGAAACTGTTATCGCACGTTTTGGTACAACCAGTACAGGTAGTGTTCTTTCATCACTGAAAATATTATCAGACCCTAGTACAAGTACTGTTAAATTTGATGCCACAGGTGCAGTTGGAAATAATATAACATTTTTAACTGGTGGCACAGAACGTGTACGTTTTGATAATAATGGTCAGGTTGCAGTGGGCAGTTCACCAAATGCAGGCTGGGTAGGCACTAAATCTATTATGTTAGGTCAAAGTGCCAGTTTTTATGGTGATGGTCAAACATACAACTGGCCAGCAGGTATTGCAACTAATGCGTATCGTACAAACGCTACAACTTGGAAATATCAAGCACCTACTGCAAGTTTATTAGCTAGCTGGAGATATGAACAAGGTAATGTTGTTGATGGTTGGGGTTGGTTTTATGCTGCCACAGGAGCAATAGATACTACTATTAGCTATAGTCAATTAATGAAATTGACCAGTAGTGGTAACTTTGGCGTTGGCATAGACCCAAGCTATAAGTTGCATGTAAATGGTGATGCATATATAGTTGGTAATACGTATGTACCAGGTAAACTAATACAAAGTAGTTTAACTAGTTATCCTCAACAGTCAATAAGTTTAAGCGTAGGTACAGCTACTTGGGTTAAAATGTTTACCATTACAAGTCCAGGTGGTTGTCGAGTTAGATATAATGCTGGAAGTAATAATTCTGAAGAACAAGGTGAATTTACTGTAAAAGGTACCTATGTAGCTTCTGGCACTCAGTTAACTTGGACTCGTCAAACTTACTACCATAATATAACAGAAATTCGTGTTACTGGTAGTAATAGTACTCCATATACTGTGTGGGCATTAGTAAGAACCACAGAATTTGTTCCAAGTTTTAACTGGCAAGTTATTGAAGCATTAAATTCAGTAACCCTATACAATACCACAGGAGAAACACCCGGTACAGCTGTAGCAAGTATTAATAGTCCTGGTTATAATAGTACTAATTTTACAGGCGATAGTATTGTTAACGGTAACCAAGGTATTGGCACTTATACTCCGTATAAAAAGTCACATATAGTTGGTGGTGCTTTAGCCATTGACTCAAGTTCAGCAACAGCTAGTGGCGTTTCCGATGCTGGTCAAACAAATAATTTATTATATTTAAGAACACCTTATTCTAGTAACGCTGGATCTGTTACCAATAATGGTATGAAATGGGGTATAAGATTTGTAGGCAGAGCAGGTGATAATGTTTGGGGCGAAGGTAAGGCTGCTTCTATTTATGCTGTAAGTGAAGAAGATACTGGTGCTGGATATAACCGAAAAGTTGGTTTAAGTTTTTGGACTTCTGGATTTGATCTTGATCAAGCAGAACGTTTGCGTATTGATAATAATGGTCGCGTAATCATTAATCCAACACAAGCTACCAATTATACAGCAATGCTTGATATTTATGGTGGTGGTGGTGCTACAGCATTGGGCGCTATTCGTATTGGTGACGGTAATTATGCTAGTGGACATACCAACTACTGGGATATTGGTCGAGATAATAACGTTTCAGGTGATTTTACTTTTGCACTAAATACTAGTGAAAAGATGCGTATTAAAACTAATGGTAAAGTTGGTATTGGTACAACTGATCCACAGGAAATATTACATGTTCAAGGTAAAATGCGTTTATTTGATGGTGGATATCCCTATATTGACCTAGGTATTAGTACAAGTAATTATTGGAGAATCATCAATGATAATCCAAATGATGTACTAAAAATAGGTAAAAACGGTGCAGCATCATTTATGATTGATGCTACTGGTAACTCCTATGTTAATAGCTCAAATCCATCGACTGGTATTAATTTATATATTCGAAATACCACTGATACTGGTGGCGATAATACTCGTTATGCTGGTATTCAGTTTCAAATTGGTAGTGATTTAGGTACTGCTGCAATTCAAGCATATAGAACTGCCAGTGCAAGCGATTATTCAACAGCCCTAGTATTTTTAACTAAAGGAACTGGAGCCCCAGCTACAAATCCTGTAGAACGTATGCGTTTAAATAGTTTAGGCTATTTAGGTATTGGTACTAATAATCCTGTAAGTGCGTTGCACGTTGTAGGAGCTGTTAATAATACCTCTACTAGTGCTGGTGTACATGCAGGCTTATATGCTGGTACTTATGGTGCAGTTGAATTAGTATCACTTGCCGGTGGATCAAGTTGGATTGACTTTCATGATACTGCTGGTGATGATTATATTGAACGTATTCGCGGCGGTGATGGTGCATTAAAATTTTATACAAATAAAAATAATACTCCAAGTGTAACTATTAGTAGTAGTGGAGCTGTATCTTTAACTGGAACTATAACCAATTCGCAAGGCGGCGGTACTGGTAGTACAAGTACTCACTATGCAGCAGCAACTATTTCACCTACTAGTGCAAGTAATGGTACAGCTATTTATGACATTTATTTACCAAATTATTTTACTGTAACTGATGCCATGGATTTAGAACTATATGTTCATTCAAATCCAAATGGCGGTGGTAGTGGAAGTTATCGTCAAACAAAACATATTACAGCACATTGTTTGACTCAGTGGCATGGATCAGGATATACCCCATTTTTAGAATGGGATAGCGTCAATGATTATATGGGTTTAGGTTTTGATTGTGTAATATTCTTTCAACCAAGCGGACAAGAGTTTACTACTCAAGTAACAAGTACAGCTGCAAATAATAGTAGTTATTTTTGGAGCACTCCTGGAGTTTATTTACGAGTTAAAGTAAGTGGATTTAACTCTAGTTACTCTGGTGTTCAATCACTTGGACTAATAGTAGGGCATAAATCATGATTACAACAAAAATATATCAATTAACAACTTTTGACGTAGAAGATTTAACTAACTGTGTACTTACAGTTAGTTGGTCTGTTACAGCACCTCTGGGCATTAACGGTCCAGATGGTGAACCAATGACAGAATCTATTTTTTATAAATCTACTTTGGATTTACCACAAAATAGCACAAGCTTTATTAACTACTCTGATTTAACAGAACAACAAGTTATCGCTTGGATTGAAACAAAGCCAGAGTATACCGAAACAATTAAAAAACTTGAACTTAAAGTCAAGACTACTCAATCCCCTCCACAAGTTCAACCGTTGCCATGGGCACAATAATAAGGAAATTCTAAAATGGAATTCAAAATCGTACAACTAGAGCGCCAACTACCAAGCGGCGGAATTACAGTAGCACACTGGACTGTGTCAAAAACTGACGGGGACGTAACAGTCTCCAGTTATGGTGCACAAGGTTTTCAACCAGACCCTCAGGCAGAAGGATTTGTGGCATTTCCACAAGTAACTGAAGCACAAGTTATTGGTTGGATTCAGGACGCCATGGGCACCGAAGGTGTTGCAAGCTTAGAAGCATCACTAGACGCTCAAATCGCACAAATCAAAACACCAAGCACTGCTACTGGCATGCCTTGGTTCGTAGCGGAGTAATTGACTAGTGTGGTTCTTTAACTTTATACCAGGAACGTTGTTTTATTTACTATTTTTAGCATCAGGAATAGGCTATGTAATTAGCCTATTTCTACCAGCTACAATCTTACAAAAACAAGTAAAAATTGCAAGCGTTGTGGCACTTGCAGTCTCCATCTACCTACTAGGTATGCTTTATGTAAACAACTGGTGGAAAGATAAAGCAGCCCAGTTAGAACAACAAGTAGCTGAACTATCGGTCAAGAGTGCCCAAACTAATACTGTAATTGAGAAAAAGTTAGTTACCCGAACCGAAATAGTCAAGGTACGTGGTGATGACATTGTTAAATACGTTGACCGTGAAGTTACAAAATACAATGATGGTTGTGTGATTCCACAAGAATTTATTACAGCGCATAATTTATCAGCGGAGCAACCCAAATGAAAACTTTAGCAATCATACTAGCACTTGCTTTATCAGCCTGCTCCACAGTGGTTCCAGTCACAGCCAAGTTTCCTGAGCCTCCTGGATTACAAGCTCAGCAACGTTGCCCTCAATTGCAAAAACTTGGCGATAATGCACAATTAAGTGATGTTGCCAAAACCGTTACTGTTAACTATACCGAGTACTATACTTGTGCAGTTAAAGTAGATGCTTGGACCGAATGGTATAGCAAGCAAAAAATCATTTTTGAAAGTTTGGGAAAATGAACATAACTTTAACGCAGTTACAACAACTGCTGCCCAAAAATCCTTATGTTGTTCAATGGCATCACGCTCTTGAACAGCTGCTTCCAGATTACGAAATCAATACTGCTCAGCGTATTGCAGCGTTTGTTGCACAGTGTGCACACGAGTCGGCAGGATTTACGGCACTCAAAGAAAATTTAAATTATCGTGCGGCTACTCTACGCAAGATTTTTCCAAAATACTTTCCAGATGATGCGATTGCCAACGACTACGCTAGTCGTCCCAACAAGCAGGCCGCAATTGCTAATAAGGTTTATGCTAATCGCATGGGCAATGGCCCTGAGGAAAGTGGAGATGGATACAGGTTTTGTGGCCGTGGATTAATTCAGCTTACAGGACGCGACAACTATTCGTGGTTTGCCGCCAGCCTGGGTATATCGGTAGAAGAAGCTTCAGAGTATCTTCAAACATTTGAAGGTGCTGCACAATCGGCTTGCTGGTTTTGGGAAACCAACAAACTCAACACTTGGGCTGATGCTGGGGATATTTTGACCTTGACAAAACGAATCAATGGTGGTACAATTGGTTTGGAAGATAGAAAAAAACATTACGAACACGCCCTACACGTTTTAGGAGCTTAATATGCTTAAAAGAGCTTTAGTAGTTTTATTACTAACCACGGGTACTTTAAACGCCCAAACTCTTATTAATCAAGGGACTTACGACTCTAAGTCCTTGGTTGATACCAATTCAACTAGTGTGTCGACTAGTACCGTTAACACAAATGCTAACAGTACATCGACTAGCACAAATACTAATAACACTAATGTTACTAGTACTTCAACTAACACAAACAACAATGTACAAAGTGGCACAGTTACTAACAATAACGTAAACACTGGTACAATGACTTATAATAACAACAATACTAGTACAGGTACACAGGTTAATACAAATAATAATGTTAATACTGGTACAATGACCTATAACAACGTCAACAGTGGTACGATGACAAATGTCAATCAGAACACTAGCGCAGTTACAACAAACAATACTAATACAAATATTAATAGTGGCACAATGACCAATATTAATCAAAACACAAATACGTCGACGTCGGTTAATACAAATAACAATATTAATTCAGGAACAATGACGTATAACAATAACAACGCAAATACGTCAACATCGACCAGCAATAATACAAATACTAACATTAATTCAGGAACAATTACCAATAATAACAATAATGTTAATACTGGTACAATGACCAATAATAACAATAATGTTAATACTACAACTGCAAATACAACTAGTACTAACACTAATGCTAATAACAATGTTAACCAAAACGTAAATACTGGTGACATGACAAACCGCAATATTAATACTACTGAAATTACTCAACGAGTAATTCAACCTCCTCCAACAGCAATCGCACCTACAATGATGAGTGGTGGAAATGCTGACTTATGTTCAACAGGTACTTCTGGTTCAGTACAAACACAGATTTTTGGTGTTAGTGGCGGCGGTACAGTACGAGATATGAACTGTGAGCGTTTAAAGTTATCAAAAACACTATACGATATGGGAATGAAAGTAGCAGCAGTTGCAACAATGTGTCAAGATCGTCGCGTATTTGATGCTATGCTAGCAGCAGGCACACCATGTCCTTATGAAGGCAAAATCGGTGAATCTGCAAAAGCTGCTTGGGAATCTAATCCAGACAAACTACCAAAGCTTGATGAGGAGAAAATAGATGACACTTACAAGAAAGTTGGTTTCGGTGCTTTGCTTGGTGCTCTTGTTTTCAAAGTATTCTAACGCACAGAATACCACAACCGATCTAACAACAGGTAACTTAATTGAAATGGGTAGTTGGATGGGTGTTCGTTATACAGACAATGCTGGTGTTGGGGCTTGCTGTAGTGGTGGCCCTAATCCTGCTATGAATACAGATACCAACACACTACGCTTTAGTTATGGAATGATGGCAGCAGCCCAATCTATTGCACTAAGCAAAGTGTTTGACGCTATTGGTACTGGAATTAAAGTAACTGGATACAACTATAGTTGGCAAATTAATAATGAAGGTTATACCAGCGGTCCACTATATGCCAATGTTAGTTTAGTTGGCAAAAATGGTAATGTCTTAGAAAGCTATAACTACGACTATAATCGTTATATTCCTGGCTTTGAAACTTTTTATGGTACTCAAAAGTTTAGTGTAGACTATGGAGCACCAAGCTTAGATTCATTAAATGTTAGTTTTACTGGCAAAGATAACCGATTTTGGGCGGGTTATTATGGCCCACGAGTTCGTGATGTTAATGTTTCACTAAACTATGCGTTTGATACTTCAAAATCTCCAGCACCTATTACGCTACCCACAGTTGTAACAAATGTAGATACTATTACATCCAGTACCGCTAGTTCAGGTTTATTGGCTACAACAGAAGGGTTGCCGCAAGTAGTTCAGCAAGCTGCTAGTACTGGTTCCGTAGTAAATTTTGATGGAACCATTAACACCACTCCACAAACTCAACAACCGCAACAGCAACAACAGCAACAACAAACACAACAACAGCAACAAACACAACAACCTGTACAACAAGCAGTACAACCTGCTGTACGAGTAGCAGCTGAACCGCAAAAAGAAACTAACATACGTTCTAGTGGCCCAAGTGCACTAGCTATGAGTGTGGTTTCTAAAGTTCAAGAGGCTGTAAAAACAGTTGAAAAAGAAGCTGTAGCAGCTGCTGCAATGCAAGCTGCTAATGATGTTAAAAATGCTGATCAGCAAACAGCCAGTGCTATGGCAATGGTTAATGCCCAAACTACTCAAGCACCACAACAGTCGTCTCAAAGTGCAGTTGGTTTACAACTACCGCAGCAACAGCAACAACAAAGCAGTGTGGCTGTTATGCAAGTAAAGAGCAATGAGCCTCAGGTATTGCAGTCGGCACAAGTACAACAACAGTCAACAAATGATGTTAGCCTATATAGTTTAGCGCCTGTGATTAGCGGTCGATCAAGCACTGGTATTAGTGTAACAATGCAAACATTGCCACAACAAGAAATACCCGTATATGTTCCACTAGCACCACAAACACAAACGTCACAGTTTGAAACTACGCAACAAGCATTTAAAACACAAGAAACTGTTGCAATTGCAATAGTTTCACCTGTACGTGGCAATCCCCTAAATGACTTAATTGAGGGTAGAGCTACACTAGAAGCAATGGTACAAGAACAAAAAGTGGAAGAACTAAAGCGTGCTATTACTAGTAATGAGCTAGAAACAGGAATTACACTAACCACAATGGCAGTTGTGCCACAAGGTTACGCACTCTATGGCATAAGTTTAGCAGACGCTAAATTTTATGAATCCAAACCAATTTACCAAAATCAAAGAGTAGTAGATAATGTTAGACTATTACGTGGATTAGGATCTGACCTAAAGCATCAGCAAATGGTTCAAGATCAATATAGATAAGGAGCCACTATGGCAGAAGAAATTAAAGATGTTAATGCTAAAGTTGATGAGCTAGAAGCTGCGGCTAAAAAATACGCAAGTAAAGATACTGTTATTAGTATTGGCGGATATGAATTTACTCCAGCAAAACTAATGGTTGCTTTTACCCTTGTAAGTTCTAGTTTAGGCGGATTATACGGCACATTTGAAATCTACAAAGATTACATGGGCATGAAAAAGAAAATTGCTGAATATGTTACACCTGATCTATCAGAGTTTGATAAGCGACTAGCAGTAATTGAACAAAATAGTTCTAAAACTGCTGATTATACTCGTGATATTAAAACTGACCTAAAGAATGATATTCGACGTAATGAATCAGTTACTGAACAAATTGAGCGTAGTGTAAAACAAGCACAACGTGAAAGCGATCAAGATTTAAAAAATATGCAAAGTACATTGCGTAATCAATTAGATCGTACACGTGATGACATGGAAAAATTAAAACGCGATACCGATAATAAAATTGACAAGCTAAATAGCTCAGTTGATAGTAAGATTCAGAAAGCCATTGATAATCCATTAGCAAAATGAGAGCCTTAATTTTAGTACTAGCATTACTATGTGGTAATGCTAGTGCAGGATGCTCAATGCTTAGCGAAGAAGATCAAAAGTGGTTTGTTGCATCCAATGTAGCCATATTTGCAGATTGGCAAACTACCCGAGATTTAGCAAGACGAACAAATGAAGGCTATCGAGAAGTTGGACCAATTGCTAAGCAACTTATAGGTTCACAACCTACTGTTGCCAGAGTCGATGCTTTTGTTGCAGCTAGATTTTTAATTAATTACTATTTAGCCTGCCAAGTAGAAAATAGTGAATTCAAACACACGTATTTAATTATAACTACTGCATCGCATGGACTTGCAGCAGCAAGTAACTATAACATTGGCTTAAGAATACGCTTTTAAGGGGATGTTATGGCAATGTTACTTAGTCTTGTACTAGCATATATACCCCCTGAATGGACGTGTGTTAGATGGAGATGGACTGGAGACGTTTTCAATCGAAAGGTTATTTGTCTTGAATGGAAAAAACGAGACGATAAAAAGTAAGTATGATTGATCCCATAAGTATAGGGCTTGCATTTACTGCTGCACAAACTGCTGTAAGTCATATAAAACAAGCTATTGCTTTGGGTAAAGACGTTAATAGCTTGGTTGGTCAATTTAGTAAATTTTTTGAATCAGCCGATGCAGTACACAGAGCCAAAATTTTAAATAAAGCAAAAAGCGCTGGTAAAAGTGATTATGAACTAGGTAGAGAAGCTTTAGAAATAGCCATGCACAGCGATGCTTTACGAGAAGCAGAGCGACAGTTAAAAGATATGATTGTTTGGCAGTTAGGTAAGCCCCAAGTTTGGGAGCAAATGATAAAAGAACGTACTAGATTATTTAAAGAACGCGCTGAAGCAGAAACCAAACTTGCTGAATTAGATAGAAAACGTAAACAAAAAATAGCAGATCAATTTATGTTTGCTATGTATTTTATAGGTTTTAGTATATTTTTATTTGCTTTTATTATGGGTGGCATTGGTATATACGGTGCTATTGAAGATAAGCGTATATATGAAGAAAAAGTTGCTAAAGCTCACCTAGAACGAAATAGACGAGCTAAAGCAGAACAAGAACGCTCTAAACAAGAAGCTTTAGATGCGATCAAATAATTAAAGGATCTTAACAAAGATGCACAATGATTTAAAATTATTTAAATGGGCAATAATCTTATTGCTATTCCCTGTAGCACTAGCATTTTTTGGTAAAGATACTTTTAGGTATCCTTGTCAAGACCCACAAAATTGGGACAAAGACTTTTGTAAGATGCCTGTTTGTGATGTTACCAGAACTTGCCCAGAACACATTTTCAAAGGCCAACGTGATCCTAGACTTGGGCCTCCAGAAACAAGGATAGAACCTATGGCAAAAGCACAATGTACAACACCAACACAAGGAGCTAATTGTGGAAAATAATACAATTATCTATACCGAAGACCAGCTAATGGCCCGTCTTAAATTTTTTATCGGTATCTGCTTAGCACTTACTTTAACTGGTATTGTATTTGTTGTTTTATACTCAATTATTTTCATTACTCAACCACTAAACGCAATCAGTCCAATTGACCAAAAGTTTTTTGAAATGATTATTCCAATTGCTACTTTTTTAACTGGTACGCTAAGTGGAATTATGTTAGCTGGCGGTAGTAAAGAAGAAATGGAAATGAAACGCGATATGATCAAGCAGGCACAAGAAAATTCAAATACTTATGCCAAAGCTAATCCACTAAAAATTGAACCAGCTTTTACACCAGGTATATCAACAACTGCTGGATTTAATGGGACTTCAGCTGCACCTGCTACTGTGGTTTATATCAATGGTAAACCAGCCCCCGTACAACCACCACAGCCGGAAATTTAATGACTAATTTAAAAAGTATGTTATCTCAAGACCCTGCGGTTAGCAGTAAACGAGTAATTACTTTTCTTGCATTTTTACTATGTGCTGCTGCTTTTATAGCAATGATATGTGGACATACAATAGATCAAAAACTATTTGATTCTATGATGTATATTGTAATTGCAGGATTAGGATTTACTGCAAGCGAAAAGTTTGCACCAACCAAGGAAACTAAATGAAAAGTTTATTTTATTCACTATGTGTAGTACTAGGAGCAACACTCTTAGCCTACAATAATCCAGCATTTGCTGAACCAGAAACTAAAAAAGTCTGTGTTGAGCAAAAAGATGCTAAGGGTAACCCAAAGCAAGTTTGCAAAGAAGTCAAACAGCATAAAAAACTAGAAGGTACTAAAGTTCCAGACAAGAAGTAATCTAACTAAGTGGCTAGCCACTATAGTGTGGTTAGCCGTTCACTAACCAACCAAGGTCAGTTATGGCAAGTTCATCAGGAAAAAAAGCTCGCAGAGCACAAACTCAACCACCAAATCCAATTGAATATGGATTTAAAGATGTTAAACCCCTAAATTTTATTCAGGGCGAGTACTTAGAAGCAATCAAATATAATGATATTATTTTTGGTATAGGTTCAGCAGGTACTGGAAAAACATTTGTGGCAGCATCGTATGCAGCTGGAGAGCTATTCCACAGACGAATTAATAAAATTATTTTAACAAGACCTAATGTAGAAACAGGAAGAGGTTTAGGCTTCTTGCCTGGAGAATTAGAGGAGAAATACGCTCCTTACTTAGATCCATTTGACCAAGTTTTCAAACGCACGCTTGGCGCAGGTTTCTACGAATATGCTCTTAAATCAAAAACTATTGAACCAAAGCCGCTGGGATTTATGCGAGGTGCCTCATTTGAGAACTCAATCATTCTAGTAGACGAAGTTCAAAATATGACCAAAACCGAGTTCAAGATGTTATTATCACGAATCGGTAAAAACTGTAAAGTAATTTTATCAGGAGACCCAGACCAAACAGATATTGAAGATAGTGGCCTAGAAGATGCAGTACATCGTCTAGAAGGTATCCCAGGTATTGAAATGGTTAGATTCTTAGACGAAGACATTGTTCGTAGTAAGATGTGTAAACAAATTATTATGGCATATAGAAATTAAAAGGTAATTATGGCAGAAATGTATAAACCTACAGAAGGCATGGCCAGTGCCGCACGACGTGCATTAAAATGGCATGAAGAAGGTAATCCAGGTGGCACAATGGTTGGTTTAGCACGAGCCAACCAATTAAAAGACCGCAGTGAGTTATCCGCTAGTACTGTACTAAGAATGTATTCATTCTTTAGTCGTCATGAAGTAGATAAAAAAGCTACTGGTTTTAACAGTGGTGAAGAAGGTTTTCCAAGTAAAGGTCGAGTAGCTTGGGATTTATGGGGCGGCGATGGTGGTTTTAGTTGGAGCAAAGAAAAACGTGATCATATTATGAACACCCGCAAAGACTATGACACAATACAATTTGCAGCCACATTTTTAGCAAGTTCAGATGACTAAAAGAAAAGCCCCTAAGTATTGCTACTTAGGGGCTTTTTTGTTAACCAATAATATTCCAGCGTGTGCCGTCAAATACCACAAATAAACTTT